GCCGTGAGGTCGCAGGTTCAAATCCTGTTGCCCCGATTAATGCAGTAAAATCAAGGGTTTGCGGACTTGGCATGAACGAGTGTTCTGATTACCTTTGATTACCTTTTACAAAAAGTACATATGAAAGGGAAAAGTACATGTGCAAAACAATAAAATCGCAGAGATGCGATTATTTTTTTGCCTTTTTTCGGAAACTGTGTTATGTTCAAAGAAAGGGAGGGCGAAATATGCGGATACACACATCCTATGATGTAATGAAGGAGTTTCTAATAACTGGTGCAGAACCGGATGGCAAATATGGAATCCCGAAAATTCCAAAGACTTTTATCCATCCAGGGAAAGATACTGTAGACTTTGCGGAGAGCTTCAGTCGAAAGATTAAGAACCATCGGGAACTTGATGTAAATTTCTATGTGGATGATGTACAGTTTCAAAGATTATGGAATCAGCCGGACAAGTATATGGAGCATTTAAAATGTTTTCATGCAGTCATTATGCCAGATTTCAGCATATCGGTTGGCAAGAATGGAATGCCACTGGTAATGTGCCTGTGGAATAAATACCGCAATCATGCACTGGCTCACTACATGATTTTGAATGATATTCCAGTAATTCCGAACGTAAACATATTACCAGAATACTGTTGGGACTGGTGCTTTGATGGACTACCAGAGGGAAGCGCAGTTGCCTGTTGCACCAATGGAAGAGTAAAGAGCAAGGCAGCACGGTTGGAGTTTTGCGTTGGTTTCAAGGAAATGGAACGTAGACTGAATCCACTGCGAGTTATCATTGTTGGAAGAATCCCGGAAGAACTAGAAACAGACACGGAAATTATAAACTTTGAAACCAGGAATCAGAAGATTAATAAGGAGGGCGTGAATGGGAACAACGACTGATAATTACCAGAGAAAGAAGAAACTTTCCAAGTCCCAAATGAAGAGGACGGAACGTTTAGAGAAATCATCCCATAGAAGATATGGAACACGAAAGAAAGAAGAATTAAATAAATTGTGAATTTTGAATCATTTGAAACTTTACGCTATAGAAATATTTGTGCAAATTTAAAATTTAAGTGGTAGCTAGAAAATGAGAGAATTTTTCTGGTTGCCACTTTTTTATGGATTTCCTTGATTTTCTGCTTCCAAAATGAAGTTGAAATTTAAGAATCATTCACAAGTTAGTTACAACTATTGAAATCTTGAACAGTTGCGACTTTTCCACCTACACAAGCCAACCAGGGACAGCACCGGGAACCGATACCGCGCCGAGCTGATGAAACTGGGAAGCTGCCAGGAACGATTGAGCACCAACGAAGCCAGCCGTAGCCCTGGCAGATCAGAACCAACAACCCACAGATAATAGGACATAGCAACAGGCAACATATAACATGGCGTTAAAATACAATAATACTCTTGCAAAATAAGTCTTAAATGGCTTGTAACGTATTTAGCCTATACTTTTAATTGACTACTATTATAAAACGCCTTAAAAAGACAAATACGGTGTTATACAAGCATATCAAAATATAGTTGTACAGTCCTAATTGTTATATAGCACGGTCAACTGCGACAGATCACCCGGAATCCGGGACAAGCTACGCACATAAGTGGACATAATACGCCCATTTAAACGGTACGCAAATAAAGCATAGCTGCACATAGCTATACAAGGCTATTATACATCTATAGTCGCAGACAGTCAATAAACTCTGTGACGCACTATAAAACGTTTTAAAGGCTCATAAACGGCTTATAATGCAATAGTGGCATAAATCCCCATTAACAGCATTAAAAGCCATTTACGGATAAAAAAGCGAATTAATTGATTGACTTATGGTATTAACTTTGCAATGTGCATCTGGCAGAATGCCAAAAAAACCGCTTGCACGCCGTGAACGTGCCGCCGGACTGGATACCGGGAAGCGGTGGAAAATCATTCATTTATAAAAATATTAAAATTATTGTCAACATAACCAACAATTTTAATTCTATCAATTCCGTATTGATCTTTTTGATTTTTAATTATATGCTTAATACATTCATTATCTACCCATACATCTAAGCCCATAGCATGTATTTTTTTATTTACTTCAAGCATTTTTCTTACATTTTCCTCAAGTATTGAATTTTTCATGTTTTTATCTTTCTTCCCTTCGCCCTGGGAGCCGGTTTATAAAGGGCGTTGCCGGGAATCGAACCCGGCGGAAACCATTATGCCTAGTTTAAACAACCATTTATTTTCTCTTCCAGATGCGGGAACGCTTCGCAGATTTCTTGAACGCTGTCGGCGTAATAATCCCCCACGGTCTTGCCAAAAATCTTGATATTTCCAGAGTAAAAACACCCTAAATCATTAAACCAGATATCAAGCCCTGTTGCCTGCTCCTTTTTGTCATTGTACCACATGTCAATTTTTATCATGTTTTTTATCCTCCTTGAATTTTTGTTAAAAGGCCGCCGGGGAAATGTTCCCCGGTACGCTTGCCGGCCTAGTATGCTTTTTCTTTTGCGATTTCAGCAGCTATTATTTGTTGTTCGAGGAAATACCGCAAGCCACCGTCCCCAAAACGTTTCAAATAATATTCTGCCAGTTCTTCAGTTGTGAATTTTTCTAAAGCCGTGCCAACATCAGAATAAATTCCAAAATATGTGTTTTTCCGTTCTGAAATTGCCCGATCAATTTCATTTTTGGGCTTTTCTGGCTCTCTTGGTTCAACAACTACGAGCCGATCAGCTCCCATTTTACGGGGCTTGATTTCTCCGCTTTCAAAACTTCTCAGCATGAAAGTAATAGTTTTTCCGGTTTTGCTCGGGTTAATTTCAACTATTTCTGATTTATAGCCGAAGTTCCACACTATAACATCACCGATTTTTAAATTTTTAGTCGGGATTCCTGCCCGGTTCCCGGAAATTCCTTGTAATTTAACTGTATTCGCCATAGTTTCACGCCTCCTTTAAAATTTCAAGAATCTTTTTGCAAGCTGTAATATATTTTTCAGTTAGTACTTCATTTTTGAAGTGCTCGCCACGTACCCGGGATTCGAGCCACTCAACAACGCTGGTTCGGTTGTTTCTCAGCTCTTCCAGAAATCCATCAAATGAATCAAAATCCTCATTCTTGATTAGAACCGCAACAAATGGGGCTAGTGCGTAAACGCTTGGGTTTTCTCCTTTTTCTTTGTACACGCAGCCATCCCAAACTTTGCAAGTAGTTCCTTCACATTCGCCGCAGAACTTTTTACAGTTGTAGCAAATCGGGTTGAATTTCAGACTTTCTAAATTCTTTTTTGTTTCGCTTCTTCTGTACTCCTGTTCTGGAGTTAAGATAATATTGTATGTCATTGCTTTTCACCCTCGCCCCTGTTATAATGGGGTTGCCTTTCTTTTTAGTTTGGTGCCCGGTTTGGTTTGGAAGTCGACCGGGCTTTTTTATTTAGTCGCCAGGAACTAGAATTTTTCAATTAATCGTGATCCGTTCCTTATGTCCTCGTTGTGTTGAGTGGTTCGGGCGGTTCCGGTTGTTTGTTTCTTTTGTTCCTTTGTTGATATTATAATACCACTAATAATAGTGTATGTCAACACTAAAATTAGTGGTTTTTAAAAATATTTTATATTGCTTTTTGGTACTAATCCTATTATAATAATGATATAATTATTTGGGAGGTCACAAGATGTTTAAATATAAAATAGATGTTATGAAATCATTATCAGATCGCGGCTTTACATCTTCCAGAATGAGAAAAGAAAAGATTCTGAGCGAGGCAACAATGCAAAATTTAAGAAAAGGAAAAGGAATAACGACCGACACATTGAATACAATATGTATTATATTAAGATGTCAGCCGTCGGATGTTCTGGAAATAGTGCCAACAAATGAAGAAAAAATAAAGTATTTTTAAACACTAAATTTAGTGTTTACTTATATATGAAAATGTGCTATACTGTAACTATAATCAAGAAAGGAGATATTACAGTATGGCAAATTTAGAAGAGTTTCGTATTCCACAATATGAAGGTTGCGGAATATATGCAATAGTTAATTCGAAAAAGATGAGCTGTTATATTGGCTCAAGCAAAAATATTAAGTTAAGAGCAATTAACCATAAGGCGCATTTGAAGAAAGGGAAACATCACAATAAACTACTACAAAAAGATTTTGAAAACGGAAATTCATTTCGTTTTATTATATTATGTAAATTAGATTCAAACATAGACAATGATTTGCTAATTGTATACGAAAAAATGTATATGATAGCAGCCATGGATAACTATTTTGAGCTCTATAATTTACTCCCGAAAACGCAATGGAATAATCAAAGAAACTGGATAATTCAACACATAATTTATTATTTTATGAATAATTATAAAATATCAGAAAATCTCGTTTCTGCTTTTGAGGGAGAATATGAAACTACTCCGGCATATATGCATAATAGAAAACCAGAGAATAGATAATTGATTTGTGATTGAATTTAGAAAACCAATACACAAGAAAAAGCCCTAGGAAATTAATCCCGGGGCTTTTAAAATGCTTATTTATGGCGGCTATGGACAGAGTACAGCCCGCCGCCGAGCCTGTTAATATTTAAATAACACAGATTTTCACAAATTGTCAAGAGAAATATTTTTAAAATACCGCTTGACATTTTTCTAAAACTTCTTTAGGCTATCAGATAACGAGAGCTGACGGAACTCAGGAAGGGCAGAGGCTGAAAGTACACAGAATCGTTAATTAAATAACACGCATAACAAGCCAGATCACGCCGGATAGAAACTCCTGGAAGGTCTGGCTTTTATTATGCAAATCTGCGAAAATGTAGCCGCCCTTATATTATATATAATTATATAATTATTCTCTGCCCTTCCTAGATTCCTAAAGCTGGAGTTTATTAAAAGATATGCTATACAGTACCGTATAATAATATATAAGATATAACTATAAATAAAGATTATAATATAATACCCCAATTATTATTTATTAATTATTAACAAAATAGATTGTTTTATTTTATGCAAAATTAAATTTGACAAGATATTAAAAACTGTGCTAAGGTATCAGCAACGAAAAATAAATTTACTTTTTACGACATTTTACCAAAGAGAACGATAAAAAAATAAGAGTGATTGGATTACAGGTTACTTTTATTTTGGGTTGTTCTCTTTTTTTATTTACAAATTAACGTGCTAAAGTGAGGTGATAACATGAAAGATAATACAGTAAATGTACAAGACATAGATATCTATTTAGACAATATTAATATATATGCTGATGAATATATAAATACTGTATTATGTATATCACCAGATAACGAAAATTATAAGAAAGAAGTATCAGATAGCTTTGTAGATATGATTTTTTATATTGCAGATCATATACAAAAACCAAGTAATGATGATATAGAGCTATTAGATAAAATGTTTAATACTTATGTGAGATTATGCAGTAAATATCATGTATTGCCAACGTTGGAAGTATTTAGCTTTTTAGTTGGGATTAATCGTACAACGTTTACTGACTGGATGAATGGAGTGTATAGAATAAACTCATCACATGGTGACACGGCTAAAAAATGGTTTGATATTTGCAAAAACTGTGCAATTAATAGACTGCATAACCAGACCGGAACAAATGCGAATTTGATATTTGTTGCAAAAGCTGCCTATGGCATGGCAGAAACAGCACCAGTGCAAGCCACGCAGCAGTATGGCGTACCACAGCAGACAGCCCAACAGATCGCAGAGAAGCACAAAGCCGCTTTACAGCTTCCAGAGATGGAAAAACCGGAATTGTAACAGTAAAAATACTATATGTTGTGATTGTGAGAGAACTGATTCTATATCTAGCAATACGCAATGTTTAAATAGGGTACACCCTAAAAACACATTTCATAAAACACTGTTTTTTGTGCAATATTACAACGGATTTTGTATAGCATTCCCTTGACCACTGCCGAAGGCATCCGATAAACAGCGACCAGGCAATGGCAGCGGTTCCCATTGGACGGTGGGCTGACTTGCCAGCGTCCGCACTGGATGACCGGGAGGGGGTATATATAAAACCCCAGTCAGCGGTAGTCACCACCTCAACCATCGAAAAAAACAAAAAAGCTCTCCTTAACATGGCAGGGATAGTGATTGCAACACGAAAGCAGTAATCCTTAACTGTTTCTCTGCTAACACTAAATAAGGCAACACCAAGAAAGGAAAGTGTAAAACATGAATCAAGATATCAAGAATTACGCAAAGTCAAAAAGCGTTCGCTTATGGCAGATCGCAGAGGTGTTACATATCAATGATGGTAATTTCAGCAGGAAGCTCAGAAAAGAATTGTCAGAAGCTCAGAAACAAGAAATTATTCAGATCATAGACAGGATAGCAGAGAAGAGGGACAGGGATTAATTAGAGCATAAAAAAGAGAACCATTAAGGCTCTCTTTTCAGATCATTGCTATTAAATTTTACTATGATATCTGGAAATGCTTCAACAGAAATTTGACAACCAAGAAAGTCAAGGATGGCTATAAGCTCATATGCAGAAAGCGTTTCTCTGGAAAACTTGTTAGCTAGTGCTTGTGGTGAAGTTCCTAGATGTTCAGCAACTTGAATATTTGTAATTTTTTTCATTTTCATTATTTGTTTAATTTTTTGAGATACCATATAAACACCTCCTACTTACATAATAAACGCAAATGTTATAAAAATCAATTAAAATTCACTTAAACGTGTAATTTGCTATTGAAAACACACACATTATAGTGTATAATTGTTTTATAAAGAAACAGGAGCGTGTATATATGAAAGTAGGATATGTAAGAGTTTCGACAGTAGATCAGAACGAAGCAAGACAGATTGAAGCAATGAAAACAGATGGTGTTGAAAAAATTTATATGGATAAAAAATCCGGGAAAGACTTCAATCGTCCAGAGTATCAGAAAATGATTGCTTCTCTTCAAAAAGGTGACATTCTGGTAATCCATTCAATTGACCGTCTTGGAAGAAACTACGAAGAGATTATTGTTGAATGGCGAAAAATCACAAAAGAGATTGAAGCAGATATTATTGTACAGGATATGCCGTTGCTTAATACCACGCAAAACAAAGACTTGACAGGAACACTGATCGCAGACATAGTTTTGCAGCTTCTCTCATATGTAGCACAAAGAGAAAGAGAAAATATTCGGCAGCGTCAAAAAGAAGGTATTGCAATTGCAAAAGTCCAGGGCAAATATAAAGGTCGTGCCAAAAAAGAGATAGATAAGGAACTTTTCAACGAAACTAAACGTAGCTGGCAAAGAGGGGAAATAACAAAGGTACAATTTGCCGAGATTATGGGAGTTTCAAGAAGCACGCTATATAAACTTTTAGAGGGGGATAAAGATGATTGATTTTACAAACAAGTGCATTGTTACAGAAAACAATGTTGAATCAGAACAGTTGCTTAAAAAAGCAATAGCTCAAGGGTTCAGCTTGCCAAAAGGTCAAAAAGCAATGGAATCACATAGATACTTTCATTTTATTGGAAGTCCATATAAACATGTTGTGGCTCCTTATGAAGTAAGTTCGAGCGACTTCAATAAGGCGGTTAGATATTCGGAGCTGTTCGGTGATGAGCAAGAAGAACTAAGAAAAATTGTTGATTCAGCTGCAAGATGGTGCCGGGCATATGGGTATGAACATTTGAATGTATATGCAAACGAAGAGCTTGAAAGCTATACAGGAAAAGCCATTGCAAAGACAACAGACAATATCATACAGCGTGTTGATGTTGAAATAAAGAAACCACGTAAACTGACTGTTTCAGAGTTGGAAGCATATTTAGGATATCCAATTGAAATTGTAAGTTGAGGTAAGTGCTTATGAAACCAAAACCACAATCCGAATCCATCCGCATCCGATTTTCCGAAAAACAGAAAAAAAGGCTCCTGGAAGAGAAGAACCGAACAGACAGGAGCGTATCGGATATTGTGAGACAGGCAGTTGATGAATATTTCGGGAGGAAAAGACATGCTTAAATTTTTCTCAAAAAATAAAAAAGGTGTTTCTGAATCCCAAGGCTTTAGTTCAGAAGAAATAGCGCATGGCGTGTTCAGAGTTGAAAAGAAAACAAATTATTTTCATAAAAAAGCAATTTGTAAAGATGGAAAGTTATACAACACCGAAACAGCAATAAAAGTTATCGAACTTGATAAAGAAAAAGTGAATTGGTTTGGTTCATACCAGATGAGAACGTATTTTATAACGGCTAAAGGAAACTGGTTTTCTTGCTACACGCTTGTTGAAGCCGGAATACGTGAGCATATGAAACAAGTAGGCGACATTGATGTAAAAGTCGTGGAAACAGATGTTTCCTATTTAGATTTGAAATTGGAAAGCATTCAAGAAGTTAAGGAAAAATTAGGTTTTGCCGATATCGACCTTTACAAGAAATATTTCGGGGAGGCGGAAGAGGGATGATAAATTATTTTTTATACAGTATTGGGAATTATGTCCGTTCATGTGAAAAAGAAGGGTATATTCCAAGAGATGCTACTGGAATACTTAAAGTAGAAAACGGAGAAGTATTTTCAAAGGAAAACGGAGAATGGAAAAAGTTATCCATGCTATACGCACCAATAAGTGATAACAAGGATAGTCTTCCCGAATCCCCCATTGATGTAGCCTCTATGCTTATCAATGCCACAGTTACTAACGAACTACCGACTGAGAAAATTCCACTGTCTCCATTATTGGAGCAGAAAACATGGGAAATTCCAAAATACAACATTCTACAGTTGGAAGAGATTGCGAAACACCTTCTTCTCTACTGTGAAACTAAAAGAAAGGGGTACGAAGATGCCGATAGTGAAGATCACAAACCCCAACCCCTATGATTGGCTCGGCACAAAATATTTCATTGATGGAAATGAAGTTCCGAGAGTAAGATCAATAAATTTTCATACCGCAGTAGATGAAGTTCCAGTATTTGAATTTGAAATGGCGGCTGTTCCAGACATTGAGATGGAGTGTTTGGCACAAATCAGTGTCACTTCTCAATCAATTACTGACGCAATTTCAGTTTTAAGACACGAACTGTTACAACATGGAGAAATTTACAATGGCTTCAAATCAAGCCTAAAATCGGCTTTAGAATCCTATAATTACTGTGGAATGCCATTTGAGCCAGAAGAAGAAATTGCAGAAAAAATTCTGGACTTTTTAATTGGGGAGGAAAAAGACAATGAATGAACTTGATGTTATTGGAGTTGCATCAAATCTCATGTTTTTTGTAATTGTTATTGCAGGTGTACTGGCAATGCTTGATGAAAGGAAAATTAATTGCTTGCAAGCTCTGTTTTATTTTTTAATGGAAGTTGTGTTTATTCTGAATATTTTCTTGATTATGAGGTGACAAATGTATTTACCAATTCCAATTGGAATTATCCCGATTGAGTTAATCGAAAGGGTTAAATTCATAAAAGCGCCGCTTCGACTTAATCCATGTAGGCTCGGGAATGCCTATGAAAGCGATAAGTCGAGGCACCCAGAGTAGCGAATAACAATCTTTATAGGATGAAAGTGCTGGACTTTATATATCACGCCCCTGGATTAATGGTGCGCCAGGGGGTAATGGGCTATCGCCAAGTGGTAAGGCCGTGGAATTTGACTCCACAATTCGTTGGTTCAAATCCAACTAGCCCAGTTTGCAGTAGTTAATATGCTGCAAAAATGTTCTTTTTTTTCATAAGAAACACTTCTAGCCTTCTAGTCTAACTGAGACTGATTAAAGGGACTTCAAATATCCCGGAAGGCGTATCTGAAGTATCAGGAGTATTTCAGAAAACCTTTGTTATAGTTGGTGGTTAAGAACTGTAACAGTGCCAGTTTGGTTACCAGTATTGCCAACTGGTATCTCAGGAAGCTTAGTTCAGCGGTAAGAGCAACGGCCTCATAAGCCGTAAGTCCTGGGTTCAAATCCCAGAGCTTCCATTTCTTCTAAATGCCATTCATCCGTAATATGGGTGGAAAAAACTTCCAGTTGAGCGTGTGGATTAGGTAAATTTATGTGCGATACGGCGTAGCCTAAATGGATCTGATTTCCCGGCTGGTATATCTCGGAGTTAAAAATATTAACGCAGCGCACGTTAATAAAAGGAGTTTTCAAGAGATGCTGCCCAAAGACGCATAAAAATATCCAGTGAATCTACAGCACTAAAACTTGTAGATAGTGGAAAGCATAACACGATAAACCTATTGCTAACCCGGTTCTTCCGGGTTATTCGAAAAGTGCAAGTAACTGGGAACTGGCTAGTCGACTAGGTATTGATGGTTCGAATCCATCCTTTCCGATTGTTTGGAGACTGAAAGTTTGGTGGTAGGAAAAGCACAGAGCAGTGCGTAGGAATGTATAACCGAGTTCCGAATACGTACTGTTTATCGGTGATATAGTGACTTCCTCTAGTAGTCAATAAGTGAACGTGCTGAAATGGTTCTTCCAAACATGTACATAGCAGGATAGAGAAGCGGAATCTCACATGGCTCATATCCATGGAAACGGCGGTTCGAATCCGTCTCCTGCTATTCCATCTACCAAGTGTAGATAGGAAATCTGACTTTAGCATAGCTATTGTTGGTTTTTAGAAAATGTAGCTCAGTTGGAAGAGCGCACAACAAAAGTGAGGTCGGTGGTTCAAGTCCACCCATTTTCTATCTGGCAAATTGCCATTGCCAGAAGTTGCATTTTCCCCCTTAAAGTTCCAGTGTTTCTCGTTGGGAGATTTATGCCGTTCAAGTCGGCACACTGGATTTTTCTAAATCGAGGTAATTTATGAAAGAAAAATGTTGTAAGAATTGCAGAAAACATGATAACTTCACATGTGTTTGCTTCAATGGTGATAGCGAACACTGTGCAGACTTTACGGAACCAGAGTGTTGTTGCGAATATTGGGAGAGAAAAGAAGATGGAGATATGCGGTAAAGAAATAAAAGACGAATGTTCCAAATGCGGAAATATCCTTGAATGCGAATTGTTCCGGCAGGGGCATGGCATAAAACAGGAACGTGAAAACGTAGCTAAAATGATTGCCTGTCAGATGAAACACAGGCAGAAAAGGGAGGAATTAGGACATGCTTAGAATTATCAGTGAAGGAAATTTAAAATTATCAAACTGTGAGAAATGCGGCGCTATTTTAATTTACGATGAAAAAGAAATAAAGCAAGAAAAAAATACTGGCGAAATTATGTTTCCTGCGAAAATTGCAAAAACAAAATTATTCTACACACAGTTCAATAGTTCGGAGGTATTGAGAATGAAATATGCAGACATGGCAGACTGGACGGAAGAACAGCTGAAGAAAGAAGTTGTTCGCCTGTACAAAGAGTGTGAGAAAAAGAAAAATACAATATCGGATTTGAAAGATAAGCTTGATTCAGCCAATGCTCATATTATGGCTCTTGCAAATGAAATGGATACTAAGAGAGCTTTAGTTTCATATATGGGCGTTGAGAATATACAAAATGATTCTTTCAAGGATGTTTATTACGAAAAACGCCACCAGGATGATTGCATTAGAATTAATGAGCTGATGACTACCATTGACACTCTGGTTGACCGATACGCTAATTTAAGGAAAAACAAAGGAATGTGCTGATATGGGTGAGAAAGACAAGTTAAGGCGTTTATTTATAGGAGATGAGGAAATATCCATATCGGGAATACCAGAGTTTCCAGGAGATTTAATTGCTTATGCATTACAGACTTTTGATACACAAAATAATTCTGTTATCTTCGCAGGAAAATCACTTGAATTTGAAACCGAATTTAAACTCACTAAAGAAAATGCTTTGCTCTTTGCTTTTCCAGATCGAATAAAACAGAACAATTTCCGTAAAATGCACGGTATTCCGAAACGGAGGAAAATTAATGGTACCAGGAAACGCAGATTATGACCTTGACGGAGCTTTATTGCGTGATGAAGCCGTATATCTAAAGAAACTACATTCAGAGTATCTAGTATGCGATGATTTAAAGATTGGAAATATTGAACCAATATCAAAAGAAGTGTTGAACAATATAGAAATCACACAAAACAAAAAGATTGTTTACGGAACTTTTGGAACATTTTCCATTAATGATTTGCCAAAGCAATTGAGGGAGAAAATTAATGAGCATTAAGTCAGCATTAGAATCCGAAGGGATAGATTTTTCTAAATACATGAACCCACCCGAACCGTGGAATGGACAGGCATTGATACGGAATATCAATGGAACGAAATACGCTTGTTGTCCTTTTTGCCAGAAGAAAGCACTTCTGATTAGCCCAGAGACAAAAATTCAGCATCTTAAATTGAAATGCAAGGGTAGCAATTGTAAGAGAGAGTTTGAGGTGAATGTATGAGAATTGTGGTTAAAAGGATTCCGATTGAGATCATCGAACTTGGAATAGAAACATATGCGCAGATTGATATCGAGGAAATTCTTTTTACATCTTATCCGCCAATTACAAAGACCGTTTTAAAATTTTATACTGAGTACACTGCATTTGAATTTCAAAAGGAATATTCAGTAAAAATAAAAAATGATGATATGGTCATAAAATGTTATATTGGAGGACTTTCAAATATTCTAATTCAAAAAGATGCAGGAGAAAGAACTTCTGTTAAATGGTATAAGGTTATATGCGATTCAGAGGTACATGATGAAAATAATCCTTTGACTTGTTATATAAACCCACATTATCCAGAAACAAAACTTGATAAAGCTATAAAAAGAATCAATGAATCACAGAAATTTGATTCAGTATTCAAAATTGACATTGATGAATTTTTTGAACGACATACCAGAAGGGAATTGGCGCATATCGCACATGAAATTATCAATTATTTGGAGGAACCAGATGAACATAAAACGGATTAAATGCATTTTGACAGGTGGATGCAAGTTCAAAAGTTCGGATACAGAATCAAAATGTAATGATAAAGAAAAGACTTGCACCATTACAGAGACTTGCTACAAATGCGGGAAAAAGTATACATCCATATTTACCTATAAGCACTTAGGGATTCCGGATTGAGGTGAACGTGTGAATAAAATCAGAAAGATATGTTGGATAATCACTAATTTTATTATATTCAGGTGGGTAGCAGATTATTTGATAGGCACAATTCAAATGATGATTGAAAATCATTGGGGATTTTCGCCAGTACCATTACTGTTTATGGCAGTATTCGCAGAGTGGAAAGTAATTGAAAATATTTTTACGGAAATAAATAAGTAAACCAGTCAAGAGAGCCACATGAGAGCCAGACTAAATCCTGAAAAGAAAGGAGGTCTGGCTCTATTTTTATGTCAAAAATTACAGAAGGTTCGCTTGAATGGTATCGGGCAGTTCTGAATCAGATCATTAGTAGTGACATGACAATCTATCAGAACCAAAAAGATTGCCTTGATTTGCTCTTAAATATGAATATTGACCTTCCTTTCAATAAGAACAAAGAAGCACGGAAAATGGCTATGAAAGTAAGTCAATACTCACATAACATAGCAGAGAAGTGTGCTGCATTAACTGGCAGTGGTGATTTTGATGATATTTACTGGCAGTATTTGTTATTGGAAGCACCACATTTATTTGAAAGTTACTTGCTTTATATGGAAAAAAACAGACCAGGCAGCAAGAAATTTTATATTCCACGAAGAAAAACACTACATGTGGTAGCCCAAGACTTACAGGATTTGGAAGAAAGAAAAATAGAGTTTTATGGTTTATCGCTTCCAAGCCGTGTTGGAAAATCTACTATGTGTATTTTCTTTATGTCTTGGATAATGGGTAAAAGACCGAATAGCCATAGTGCCATGGGCGGTCATTCTGGAAAACTGGCAAAAGGATTCTATGGAGAACTTCTTAACCTCATTAATACACAGGAATACAACTACAGTGAAATTTTTCCGCAATCGAAACTTCAAAAACAGAGTGCTGATGATTTTGAAATAAACCTGGACAAGCCAGACCGATTTGCAACAATGACTTGCCGTGGTATTGAAGGTACTTGGACAGGTGCCGTTGATATTTCTTCTGATGGGTATTTGTACGTGGATGACCTTGTAAGAGATAGGCAACATTCATTAAGCCCTACCCGATTGGAAAATACATATCAAGAATATCTGAACAAGATGGTTGACCGTAAGATTGATGGTGCAAGAGAACTTATGGTTGGAACCAGATGGAATTTATATGACCCTCTTGGAAAAATCGAGAAGCTAAATCGGGATAATCCAATGTATCGGTTTAGAAAAATTCCAGCTTTGAATGATGATGGTGAATCCAATTTCGATTATGAGTATGGCGTTGGATTTTCAACAAAATATTATGTCGATATGAAAGCCAGGTTAGACGCTAACGAATGGGAAGCCAAATATCAGCAAAAGCCCTTCTTACGTGAAGGAATTGTGTTTGCAGCTGACGAATTAAGATATTATAACGGCGTTCTCCCAGAAGGTGGATTTGTTAAAAATGTTTCTGCTTGCGATGTTGCGTGGGGTGGTGGCGATAGCTTATCAATGCCAGTGGGTGCAGAATACGAAAATGGAGATGTATATATTTATGATTGGATTTTTAGCACAGCACCAAAAGAAGGAACATTGCCATTAGTTGTTGGAAGAATCATGGGAAATAATATTCAATCCATCAATTTTGAAGCAAATAATGGTGGAGATATGTATGCCTATTATGTAAACGAACGCTTGAAAGAACATAAATACGCTTGCAGCACGACAAGTACAAAAGCACCTTCAAAACAAGCAAAAAAAGAAAAAATAAATCAATATTCCGGGGATGTTAAGCAAAATTTTATATTTTTGGCTCCGAAATATCAAGATAAACAGTATCAAAAGGCTATGGATGAATTAACGACCTTTGTATATATTGGCGATAATGAGCATGATGACGCCGCAGATGGAGTTACACAGCTTGCAATAACGCTTGCCGGCAAAAGATTTGCAGAAGTAAAAGCAACCAAAAATTTTATGTGGGGAAGGAGATAGAGTATGATGACTACAGCTCAATATTTACGACAAATTGAAAATTATGATAACAGAATCAAAAACAAGCTTATCGAAGAAGAACAGCTCAGTTCTCTTTCCACAAGTGTATCTGCAATTCCAGTTGGGGAAAAGGTGCAAACTTCTGTAAAACGTGATCCGATGGGAGATATGGTTGCAAAAATATTTGATCTGCGAGAAGAAATTTCAAAAATGATATCCGAATTTTTACAAAAAAAACAGGAAATAGTCCGAACCATAGAACAGGTTGAAGACCCGTTGCTGTACAACATACTATTTAAGCATTATGTTGAGTACAAATCATTGGTTCGTATCGCAGACGAGATGGGATATTCTGAAATACATATTAAGAAAAAACACTTAAAAGCTTTGGCAGAAGTAAAAAAGATAAAAGGTTTCGAAAGATGATACCGAAGTATACTGAAAGATACTTTTAATATGTGTAGAATATAAAGTAGAGCATTGGATTAAAACATCCAGTGCTTTTTATTTTGTAGAAAGGATGGTTCGGCTTTGAGAAATACAATGAATTTTGTAGATTTATGCCGAGGTGAGTTCGGGCGAAAAGTAGCCTATACAGGCGTTGACCGAATCACTCCACAAAATGTAGTAAAAGTAGTATCAGATACAATTGGCATACATAATAGAAATCGAACATTGATTGATTACTTGTATCGGTACATGAAAGGCGATCAGCCGATATTGTATCGAAATAAAATAGTACGTCCAGAAGTTAATAACAGAGTGGTTGAAAATCACGCATTTGAAACTGTAAAATTTAAAGCTGGACAGATTTGCGGGGAACCAATCCAATATGTATGTAAAAAGAAAAATGCAGACAAAAAAATAAATGAGCAAGTTGACCTACTGAATGATTATCTGGATGAAGCCAATGCAGATGCAAGAAACATCCAGAGAGCAATATACCAAAGTGCAACAGGAACATCTTATAAGGCTATTCTGAAAGAAGAGGACTGGACAAAAAACGGAGATTTACCACCGTTTAGAATCTTCATTCCATATCCAGGTGATTGTTACATTGTATACTCACAGAGAAATGGGAAACCAATGCTTTCCGTGCAGATTTTAAAAGATGAAGATGAACAACAATACTACTTATGTTATTCAAAGAACCAGTTTTTCAAAATCACGAATGGAAAAGTAACCGAATATGGCATCAACGGTTTTGGTGGGATTCCTATTGTTGAATGCCCGAATAATCACGATAGACTTTCAGATGTTGAAATTGCAATCACCTTATTTGATGCAATTAATAAATATCAGTCTGATAGATTAAATGGCGTGGAACAGTTTGTGCAAGCCTTTATGAAATTTAAGAACTGCGAGGTAGACGAAAACGAGTTTTTGAAAATGGTAAAACTTGGTGCTATTTCTGTTAAAGATACCGGAAATGGCTGTCAGTCGGATGTTGAACTGATGACCGCTGAACTGAATCAATCAGAGAGCCAGGTTGCAAAGGATGATATCTACAATAATATGCTGATTGTGGAAGCAATGCCAAACCGCCAAAGCAATAGCGGAGGGGATACAGGAAATGCCGTATACCTTCGTAATGGATGGGACTTCGCAGAGAGAGATGCAAAATTGGTAGAAGCATTCACCAAGGAAGCTGAAAAGGAGTCTGCTAGAATTATTCTGAATATTATCCGTGGTACATCAAATGATGTTAATATCTCAACGCGAGATTTCGATGTAAAGATAACCAGAAACCCGACAGACAATATGCTTGTAAAAGCACAGGCACTTGATTATCTGTTCAAAAATAAAATTCATCCGCTTATTGCACTGATTACTTGTGGGCTATTTAGTGATCCACAGAAAGTTTATGAAATGAGCCTTCCTTATCTCGGAACAATTTATCCAGAACTGGCAGACCCAAAAGCAGAAGTGCAGAAAGCTCAACAACTACTGGATAAAAAATTTCAGAATCCAATCAATAAAGGCGTGATAGATAATGAATAAAGCCTTACAGTTTGATGAATTAAATGTTTTATCAGAGAACCGCAGAAGTGAACCGTACGAAGAATATTTCGATAAAATGTCCATTTCCGATAAGCAAAAAAGACTAAGAATAGCTTTTTCCAAACAGATGGAAGAAGTTATTCTTTTTTGTTTGTCACTGATAGAAACAATGATTGAAAATGAAGAAGTTGACCAGGAATATATAGAAGATGAGTTATCCGAACAATACCTTGCGATAGCAGCTATATATTTTGCTGTTGATGACTATATCACAGATTATGTTAGACAATTCTCACATGATGTTGTTCAATCCACACTCGATCACATCAAAGAAAAATATTATCTTTCCAGAGACAGGGCAATGTTTATTTCTGAATGTGAAGCAAATACTTCTCTGAATTATAAGGAATACACGGATGCAATCAAATCTGGAAAGAAATATAAAACATGGAAAGATATAGGAGATACAAAAGAGCGCAAAACACATCTTGAAGTTGGTGGAACGACAATTCCAATTAAGGAGTTGTTTGCAGTCGGTGACAGCTTAATGCTTTTTCCAAAAGATGTTTCACATGGAGCTTCCAGCAAAGAAATCGTGAACTGCCGCTGCTCAATTCAATACAGTTAATTAGGGACGAGAAATCGTCTCTTTTTTATTACACAAAAATAAAATGCATCCCGATAGCGTGAACATGGGAGACACCTTATGTTGAGCGAACAACGTTAAAAAGCGTACTGGTGAAAGGAGATTTCAATGACAAGAGAAGATGTTAAAAAGATTTTTCCAGAAGCAACTGACGAGCAGATTACTGCTTTTCTGAATCAATCTAATTCTGATGTGGCTAGAGAAAAAGCAAAAGCCCAGAAGCTGAAAGAGGATGCAGAAAAAGTGGAAGCACTGGAAAAAGAGCTGGAAGAACTCAAACAGCAGAACATGACGGAAGCCGAGAAAGCAGAACTGGAACGCCAGAAAGAAAAAGCTGCAAATGAGAAGAGGATTTCCGATCTCGAATCTGCACTTGCAACGTCCCAGAGAGAAGCCCTAGTAGGAAAAATCACTTCCATTTTTGCTAATGCAGGAATGAAAGGGGATGCTTACGCCGGAGCAATCAAAGCTTTTTCCAACATGAATGCGGATGACGCTCTTAAAGAAGCCCAGACCTTTGTTGATGGAATTTCCGCAGAAAATAAAGCAACACTCGATACTGCAAAAGCAGCTTGGGAGAAGGAAGCATTGGAAAACACTCCGAATCCGGGCGGTGGTAGTGGTAGCAAAGCTACAGTAAAAAGCGATGCTGCTGAATTTGCAAAAGCTTACTCAGCAAAAATGAACCAGGAAACTAAATCAGCGGACGATAACGCCCCTGTAAATATTTAAGTAAAGGAGATATAAATAATGGCTTTTATGAAAACAGAGCAGTATGAGTCCACTCCAAATATTCTCGAATCCGAGGTTGGCCTTGTACTTAAAACCTACACAGCAGATCAGACAAATGCTGAAACAGTTGGAACAAAGAAAATTATCAAAGCAGGTTCCGTATATCCAACAAATGCGACAGGTGCAATCGGCATTGTATTTGAAGATGTTGATATGACAGATGATACCAAGAGACCAATTTCTGTAATTGTTGCAGGACGTGTTCTCGAAAAGAGACTTCCAGTAACAGTTGACACCACTGCAAAAACAGAGCTTGAGAAATCTGGAATTGTTTTTGTAGTCACAGAAGACCCAGTATTTTAAGGAGGTATAACAAATGCCATTTAATGTATTAGAAACAATCACAGAGGAAGAGAGACTTAATTTCTCCCAGAGTTTTGATGTAAAAAGACCCGGCATCCTCGGTACCATTTTCCCAGATACAAAAACCCAGTATCTGAAAGCAGAGTATTACAGACTTATGGCTGGACAGCGACTGCCAGAGGTAGCTTTTGTTCATGCGCTTGATACCGAAGCAGAAATCGGTTCCAGACCTGGCTTTGAAAAGGTATTGACCGAGAAACTTTTCATCAAGAGAAAAATCAATCAGTCTGAGCGATTACAGCAAGCTATTGAAAATGGTGTTCCAGATGACAATAATCTCAAAAAATTTGTATTTGACGATGCAGCCAATCTTTTCGAGGGTGTAGTCGCAAGGGCAAATGTAATGAAAGGTCAGTTCCTTTCCACTGGTATTGTAAAAATCAAGGAAAATCATGTGGATATGAGCATTGATTACGGCGTTACATCTGATGCAAAAGTAACACTCACTGATTGGTCTAAGCCAGACGCAGATATCATGGGCGATATCTCAAAAATGGTAGCCATTGCAGAAGATAACGGATATGTGGTAAACAAAGCTCTTACTTCTCTCAAGATGATTAATTACATGCGGAACAATACTGCAATGCAGACCGCAGTTCTTGGAGCTGCAAACAAACGTCTTCTGACAAAACAGGAGCTTACAAATCTGCTCATGCAGGAGTACGGAATTACAATTGATCGCTGTGATGAAAAATATCGTTACAGAAAAGCGGACGGAACTCTGAAAACAGGAAGATACTTCAAAGAAGATGTGTTTACTTTGTATGAAGCAAATGCGAATGGTTCCTTTGGTTCCGGTCTTTGGGGTGTAACTCCTGAGGAACTTGAATACAGACAGTTCATTCAGGAAGAGAACCGTTCTTTCGTAACCCTTTCCATGTGGGCTACACAGGACCCAGTTGCAGTATGGACAAAAGCGTCCGGTATGTTTGTTCCTGTTGCACCAAAAGCCAACGGCGGTATCGTGATCGGTACCAAGGCGGGGGAATAACCGGGCATAGTCTCGATGAAAACAGCCAGTCACCATCTGTAGCAAGTGCTTATGATGAATCAACACATAAGTATACAGAAAGCGAGTTGTCTAATATGACTGTATCTCAGTTAAGACAACTTGCAAGTGATAACGGCTATGCCCTGACAGCAACTAATAAGGCTGGAATAATATCAGAGATTTTATCTCAGCAAAGGTAGGTGATTAAATGGACGAACAGCTTATAGAGGATTTGACAAATTATCTTGAAGATGATGCAGAAACTGCGAGGATGATTCCTCTTTCAGCAAAGAGGGCTATTCGTTCATTTAAGAAGAAAAGGAATTATCCTTCATCTTACAGTGATGAGAAAATAAATTCCGATATGGAAAACTGCTATGATTGTATATTTGATTTGGCTCTTTTCTTTCTGGTGAAACAGGGAGTTGAATTCCAAGGATCACATTCCGAATCTTCTGTAAACAGAAATTGGACTTCCGAAACTGAAATTTATGTAAATCATGGTGTTTTTCCATTTATCGGATTCTAAGATGGTGTGTGCGTGATACGTCAATCCTCCCACGTATCGCAGGGGTGCTTCAAATTAGGTGGGTAGAAGCAATATCTAAAAAAAATGGGAGTGATGGAAAGGAATAGCGATGGGATGTGAACACGAGTGTATCAACGAACACCGCTTGAAAGAATTGGAAAGTGCCGTCCATGAGATGAAAGAAAAGCATTCAAAAAGGGATGAAGGCTTTTTTAATCGTATCAATTCGCTGGAACAGAAAATTGCTTTATACAACAATGACCTGGGACACATCAAAGATACAGTTGACGAAATGAACGACAATTTAAAAGCACTCATGGAAAAGCCAGGAAAATTACAGGACAAAATTATTGCTTATGTCATAACTGGCATAATCGGTATTGTTTTAGGCTTTGCCCTTAAAGGCATTTTCCCGGTGTAATATTGATTCCACTAACAGGGAGGACGGTGGAATGGATAATTATAAAGACTTTTCAGAAGATGAAAGAATCTTCTATTTGCGTGAAGCTGGATTTGATTCCAGAGAAAAAGAGTTATTCCGATTGCGTGTTTACGAAGAAAAAACACTTGCAGAAGCTTCAGAAATCATGGGGTACAGCACAAGAACCGTAGACCGCATAAACAGAAAATTAAAGAAGAAAATTATGAAAGTCGCCCCGATGTATTGTCGGGGCTTTTCTTTGTATTCATAAAATGTGGCGTATTTATGGCGTTATCATGGCGTGTTAATCAACCTCTTATTATTGTAAAATATACTTATAAAAACAAGGGAGGTTTGAGATATGCAGTATGGTAATCCGTATTTTGCGCAACCATTTCAACAAATACAGCCGTATCAAGATAGATTAGCACAATTGCAGAATAGTTATCAGCAGGCAATGCCATACGGACAGGCACAGATTCAGCAACCAATACAACAAATGCCACAAGTACCACAAATCCCCATGTTGCAAGGACAGATGGTTGATGGCATTGATACTGTAAAGGCAAAAGATGTAGATATGTCCGGGAATCCTGTTTATTATCCAAAAACAGATGGAACAGAAATATATAGAAAACAATTACAGGCAGATGGAAGAAGTAGAATTTTTGTTTATCGACTTATAAATCCGGAAGAACAACAGCAACCAAAGGTAGAAGAAAAACCGATTGACATAGAAGCTATGTTTAATCAACTTCGGAACGATGTTTGTTCTGAGATTTCCGAAATAAAGAGTATGTTTCCAACACAAATGTCGGTAACACCGGAACCCAAGCAGAATGGAGGTAAACAGAGATGATGAATCCAATGCAACTTATGCAGATGATACGTGGTGGAGGGAATCCTCAACAAGCCATAATCAATATGATGAAACGACAGGCAGGGAATAATCCTGTAATTGACAACGCAATTAATATGATGGAAAAAGGTGATAATGCAGGAATTGAAAAGCTTGCAAGAAATCTTTGCCAAGAAAAAGGGATTAATCCTGATGATATGTTATCGCAGGTTAAGAATCAGTTTGGAATAAAATAAATTCGCTACAATAATTAAAAGAGCCGCGGTCTTTTGATTTTGTATAAATTACAAAAATCAATAAGGAGGTAATCGCTATGATGAATGGTGGATTATCAGCAAGCGATGTCGCTGTATTAAGCGGCTCTAATAACCGTGCCGATGAAGGCTATGGCTTTGGCGGTGGCTGGGCATGGTGGATTATTATATTGCTCATCTTCGGCTGGGGCGGTTTCGGCGGCTTTGGCGGCTGGGGTGGCAATGGTGGAAACGGTACAAATGGTGCAGGTTTCCAAGGATGGGCAACCAGAGCGGATATCAATGAGAGCTTTGCTCTGAACGATATTCAGAATGGTATCAGAGGTATTCAGCAGGGCATTTGCGATAGCACATATGCGCTTAACAATACCATGCAGAGTGGTTTCAACGGCATGAATGTTGGAATGCTTCAAGGTTTTAATGGCGTTCAGCAGGCAATCAATGCTGATACTGTAGCCGGTATGCAGAATACCAATGCATTACAGTCCCAGTTAGCAAGTTGTTGCTGCGAGACCAGAGAAGCTATCCAGGGTATCAACTATAACCTGGCTACCAACACTTGTGCATTGCAGAACACAATGAACAATAACACCAGAGACCTTCTGGAAAATCAGAACAGCAATACAAGAGCAATCCTTGATTATCTTTGCCAGAAAGAGACAGCAGACCTCAGAGCAGAGAATCAGGCACTTAAACTGGCGGCTTCACAGTCCGACCAGAATGCGGTATTACAGGCGGCTATGAACGCAAATACAGCAGAAATTCTCAGACGCACTGCACCGCTTCCGGTTCCTGCATATCCGGCAAGCAACTTGTATGGATATTATGGAAGCTGTGGATGTGGGGGAAACAACGGTTGTTGCTGATTTTATCATTGAATTAAATTAAAAATTGAATATGTACCGTTATTATGATATAATAAAATTATCATAGGAGGAACGGTGCATGGTTAATCAAGATTTAATAGGTCAAAAATTTGGGAAACTTACAGTTGAATCTAGTGCAGGAACCAATAAGTGGAAACATAGGTTATGGGAATGCAAATGCGATTGTGGCAATATTGTGATCGTAGACACATCCAGACTAAGAAATGGTCACACAAAAAGTTGTGGATGTTTACACCCAAAAGCGGAAGATTTGACAGGAAAGCGTTTCGGAAAATTGACTGTAGTAAAGAAAATAGGCAGGAAAAATCGTTCTAATTATTGGCAATGTCATTGCGATTGTGGCAATGATGTCAATTGCTATCAATACAATTTAATGAGGGGAACAAGTACATCTTGCGGATGTTTGCGCAGTTATTACTCAAAACAAAGTAGAAACTGTCATGGAGAATCAACCGGAATTTTATATAAAAAATGGTCTTCGATTAAAACAAGATGTACTAACCCAAATGACCCACACTATAAAGACTATGGTGGACGTGGAATTAAATTGTGTGATGAGTGGCAAGAATATTGGCCGTTTAGAGAATGGGCTTATGCGAATGGATATCAAGAAGACTTAACCATTGAGAGAAAAGACGTAAATGGAAATTATTGTCCCGAAAATTGTTGCTGGATTACTGGGTTTGAACAAGCCAGCAACAAAAGAAGGAGCGTATTTTTAGAGTACGGTGGGAAAAAGCAAACAATTTCTCAGTGGAGTAGAGAACTTGGAATAGGAAAAGAAACCATTGCGTATAGGGTACATGCCGGATGGAGTGCGGAAGAGTGCTTATTTGGTAAAAAGAACAGAACTGGAAATTCTAGCCCTAGAATGAATATCCCTGACTATTTATCTTAAAAGTAACAAAAGTTGTTGAACTCACCCTTAGAGGTTGACTAAATTCTAAGAGGTGGGTTGCTGCTCACCTCTTATTGATTGAGAGGTAAAAGATATGGCATGTAAGAATGTTTGTAATATTTGCAATCACCTTGTGCTGTCTACTGCAATTGCATTCACAGGTGGAAATCTTGTGGTTACTATCCCGGAAGGAAGCTACAATAATGGAGAAAAATACTGCATTGTTTTAGCGCAGTCTATTCCGAATACAACCACAATTACCGCCCCAGTAATGATTCAGATAGGAACAGGAACAACCTTGTATCCGTTAGAGAATCGTTGCTGTGCACAGATTACGGCTTGTGGAATAAGAACCAGAACGAAGTACGCAACCAGAGTAGCTACAAGTGCAACTGGCGGAGTATTCAAGATGTTAGGAAATCCGGCTTGTAGTCCGAGCAACAATTTGAAAGCAATTAATGGTACAGCCCCAACGACAGAAGCACCTGTTACGCAGGCTGTTAGAAAGGGGGCACTGTAATGCATAAAGTTGCAATGGAAATGGGAAAATGGGCTATGGAAAAAGCAAAAACACATGGCTTTGATAATCTCAGCGCTCAAGACTGGGACGATCTGAAAGACTGCATGGAAGCGGTTAAATGTGCAATTTGCGCTGACAAAGATTATCGTATTGTAGAAGCCATGGATGAATGCGAACAGGAAGAAAAGTATCTTGGACGCATGGGATATGACCGTTACCGCTATTCAAATGGGCGTTTCGCTCCAAAAGGTAGGGGAACCAGAAAAGGATATAGACCATATCTGTATATGCAGGATGACGACTGGATGGATGAGTATTTAAACAATCCAGAATTTGAGCGCAACATGTACCGCATGGGATATCATCCAGACCGTAGTGATATGGAAATGGGTGACATGAATCGGAAGAAATCCAGATATGGCGAATCCTATGATAGATATGATGAGAATCGTAGGCACTATCATGATTCTAAAGACACGGAATCCAAAAGAAAAATGGATGATTCCATGAAGGAGTACACATCTGACATTATCCGTAATCTTACAGAGATGTGGTCAGATGCAGACGCAACGCTCAGACAGTCGATGAAAGCTGACCTGACCAGACTTGTACAGCAGATGAACTAGAGCAATAAATGAATTAAGTCCTTGTCGCAAATTAATGCGGCAGGGGCTTTTTTCGTAGAAAGGATGGTGATAAACCATGCTGAAACAATTCTATATGAACGGGGACTTGTGGAGAGTTCGCTTTGTTTCTCCCCATGATAATGTTTTGATTGACCGCACAGAAAAACGCACACTTGCTGTATCTGATTACTCTACAATGACAATTTCGATTGCAAGCAACTTGCATGGCGAACTTCTAAATCGTGTATTCATCCATGAATTAGGGCATTGTGTAATGTTCAGCTATGGTTTACTGTCAGAACTTCACCGCATGGTTAAGAAACGATATTGGGTGGATGCAGAGGAATTTGTATGCAATATTCTGGCAGACTATAGCCATTTCGTGATTGGAACTGCCAGAGATATTTTGGGAAACAAATTTACATATGTAGCTCCTATTGGAGCAGAAAGGATGATTGCATAGATGACAATAGCAGAAAACACAGTTATTTTTGATGGAATCAAGTACAATCCAGGTGACGAATTGCCGGATTTAGGCAGTTGGGTGTGTACAGACGCAAAAGGTATGGTTCGTGATTACGAGGGACTTTCAAAAGACGTATCAAAGCTCCCACATTATGTACAGAGCGGTTCTTCAGCCTTGTGCCTTGATACTTCTGAATTATATGAATATCATAAACCTACTGATACATGGTACAAACTGTAAAGGAGAAGCGCATATGGCATTAACACCAAAAAAAGTATATGCAATATTAAAACGCCAAATTTCCGATATGGAATCACAACTGAATCATCCTGTTAGGTATAAAGGAACAGTTTCTACATCCGATTTGCTTCCGTTAAATCCAGCCATTGGAGACATGTACAATATCGAATCCAAATCCATTTATGGCGAAGCTGGAATGAACGTAGCCTGGAATGGCGTGACCTGGGATACTATGGGCGCACCGATTGATATGTCACTTTATTTTACAAAAGAAGAAGCAGATACCACAATACAAAACATGGTAAATGAGTACTTTGAAAATAATCCGATCAAGCCTGGAGCCACGACAGAACAAGCACAGCAGATCGAGCAGAATAAGACGGATATTACTTCGTTGAAAGAGGAAACTGGTTCACTAAAGGAAGATAAAGCCGATAAAACAGCCCTTTTCAAAACTGACAGAAAACTCGATGCACTTTGGAAACTCAATCAGGGTATCAGCTATGAATTTCAGACGGATGATACAGAAGCTTATCAAAAAACGGTTCCAAGTGGTGCGAAGATGGCGAATGTGAAAAGTATTGGAGGAAAGACGATTGTTTGGAATCAGCTAAATTTGAATGACAAAAATTCTATTACGAGAGACGGTATTTCTTTTACAAACAATAAGGACGGTTCATGGACAATAACTGGAACTTGTAGTACATCTAATGGAGGCAGTGCTAACGTACTAATATACAAATTTGCAGATAAATTTGTATCAGGCCATAAATATTTAGTTAAAGCTGATAAATATTTTGATGAAAATTATGGTTTTGCAATTAACGGCGCTACTTTCCCACTAAAAAAAGCAGTAATTATCGATTACGCTTTTAATCCAGTAATATCTGTAAAAGACAAAGTAACCGTGGATAATGTTACGATGCGAATGAATATTTTTGACATCACTCAAATGTTCGGTGCAGGTAACGAACCATCCACACCCAAAGAATTTGAAGCTATGTTTCCAGCAGACTACTATCCGTACAATGCAGGCGAGTTGATGAGTGCACCTGTGAATGAGGTTGTATATTTAGATACCAAAAATCAAGAAACATCATATCCAATCCCACAAGCCATTCTTAATCTTCCTGGTTACGGTTGGTCAGCTGGGGATGTGAGAAATTATGTAGACTGGGAAGAGAAGAGGTATCATAAGCGAGTAGGCAAAGTTGATTGGGAAAGACTGGATTGGGAATATGCAAACGATTATTTGGGTATGCCTGTATTTTATACTACAAATATCCCGCCTGGAATTGCTAGTAAAACAATGAACATTATTACTTCCAGATATATTCCTACTGACAAAGTATTTTCAACACAACAAGTCGATAAAGCTATTGCGATAGCAACTTCTGGAGCTGTATATGTTCGTGATAATTCCTATTCTGATAAAGATACGTTTGTTAACGCTTTGAACGGTCAGATTATTTATTACGAACTGGCAGAGGAACAGATAATTGACATCTCCGACATCATCGACAACATCTTTCAGGAACCAATCGAAGTAGAAGCAGGCGGTACACTGACATTTAAAAACAGTCACGGTGATAATTACAGAATCCCTGTACCAAGCTCTGAGGAATATGTAATATCTTTAGCGGAGGTGGCAAAATGACTGAAATGCAGAAGAAAATGATGGAGAAACTTGGTCTGGCTGAATCAGATTTTGAGAAAAAAGAAACGGTGGTAAGCAATGAAGAACGTATCAATGACCTTGAGATTGCTGTCTGCGAACTGCTTGAAACACTTGGAAATGCTGAATAAGAAAAGGAGAAATAAAATGATGGCAAAAGTATATTTTAACAGATTGATTGTAGGAACTATTACATATGATGCAATTCCTGAGAAATATCAGGATAAAGTAAGAGAATATGGTATTGAGTATGTGAAAAAAGGAAAACTTCCTGTAGAAGAATATGAAATGCTGTATAAAGAGGAATATCCAGAGGTAAGTAATTAACTAAAGAGGGCTTTAGTTAAGCAACCAAATTTAAGAAGGAGGAAAAATGAGAGGATTAGTCCGTCAAAAGCAAAAAGTATATTGGTCACGAATATCCGAGAAAACGCAAGGATTAGACCGTATTAAAGTTTATGAGAAACCAGTTTTATACTATTTTTCCGTATCATCTACCGCCGGAACGCCAGAAGAAATTGCAGCCGGAATAGTGCCGGATTATGACAGGTACATTACAAGCTTTAATCGAAATTTCCATCCACAGGAAGCAGACATATTTTGGATAGACAGAATTCCACAAATAAGCGAGGATGGAAGCCTTATTTTGGACGAAAATGGAGAACCTACAGTATTGCCAGATTATGTACTAAAGAAGATTTTAGATACAAAAAAAGGCAATATTGCCAGATATGGAATTTCTAAGAGAGGAAACGAGGATGGGTAAGACAATAAAATGCGACTTATCAACGAAATCTATTCAAAATGCCCTCAAAAAATTAAAAGCTTACCAAAATGAACTACAGAGGAAAAATGAGATTTTTGTAAAACGATTGTCTGAAATCGGGTTGGATGTTATTCAAACGACCATGGAGTCAATCCCGGATGAAGAAAAAGGCTCTTACTATACAGAAATCATTAATGATCAAAACGGAAATATCGTCGGGGCTTCTGTTAGACTATCTGGTGAAAAAGTGTTGTTCATTGAATTTTCAGCTGGTATCACATATGGTTCAAACAATTACCCTCTGCCCTCTGGTTCTGAATACGGAGTAGGTACATACCCCGGACAAACCCATGCATTTTCACCTTATGGATGGTGGTATACGGACGAAAGAAGTGGAGAAACACGCCATTCATATGGAAATAGAGCGTACATGCCTATGTATCACGCAGAACAAGCCGTTATTATTGCTGTTCGCAAAATTGCCAAAGAGGTATTCTCTTCTTAAAGAAGATACCATAATATACTGAATGATACTAACCAATTATGTTATGATTACAGTGTTAAATTGTAGCATAACATGCAATGCGTTCACCATAAAGGTGGGCGCATTTTTTATTGTGAGGTGACAGATATGCCAGACACAATAGAATCCCCTGTACTGGAAGTTTTTTCAAAATGGGGAGAGGCTGTTTCTAAGATTACTGGCGCAGACAATTATTCCATGGACGGGAGCGAAACAAATGCTTCTGACAAAAAAGCATATGCACAGCTTTATATGCTTGGAAATCCAATTACGAGAGGTGACCTTGAAGGAGATGAATGTGCAACAATACCATCATTTCAAGTAAATTGCTTCACATCTGGGAGCAAAGCATTAACCAGATTGTATGAATTGGACAAGATAAGTCACATAACTATGGTGAGCATGGGATTCCGCCGTACATACGGACCGGAACCTATGTTTTTTGTCGACAGTGGAATCAAAAAGCTTGTAAGCAGATACAGCCGGATATATACAGGAACTTTATTAGATTAGAAGCAGAAATGCTTCTATTTTTTTATCCAAAAATATGAAAGGAGAACATCGAAAAATGAAAGCAGACAAATTACTTTGGCTGAAAGCGGCTGGAATAAGAGCTGTAAAAACAATCGCACAAACAGCAATAGCAACCATTGGAACCGCAACTGTAATCGGCAGTGTCGACTGGAAAATGGTTTTATCCGCATCTTTACTTTCTGGCTTTTTATCTCTGCTTACATCTGTAGCAGGATTACCGGAACTGAAAACAGACAAAGAAGAGTAGAAAGGCGGTGATCCGCTATCTCCCTGCACAGGGTTACGTGCATATTACCGATTTTTTGTTTGAAAAAAATTGCTGACCTTAAAGAGTTAAAGGTAGAAAGGAGAAATAATGAGCCGTTTAACAACATTAGGCGTGACTTTTGGTTATGGAGTTGAAACCGAAAAAGGCGTAAAGCCTACAACTTTTAAACAACTTGAGCTTGCAAGCTCTATTGGTGGAATTTCACTTGATACAGAGCAGATTGACGTATCAGCATTGGAAGACTATATCACAAAATATGCAGCTGGTAGACAGGATACTGGCGGTACATGGGAAATCGAATTTATCATGGATCCAGATAAATCTGTTAAGCAGATTAAGGAACTTTATAGTGCATCTAAGACAGCAAAAGAAACTGGACTTGCAACATGGTTTGAGGTTGTTTTCCCGGATATGACAGATGCATTCTTTGTTACAGCTGAGTGCGGACGTGAGATTCCACTTCCAGAAGTTGGACAGAATGAAGCTGCAACAATGTCCATTTCCCTTATTATCACAGATTACAAGGGACTTGAAACAAAGGTTGCTCTTACAAAATCAGAATGATGTTTTTAATGGGAGGATTACAAAATGGTAACTTTCAATGTACACGGAAAAGAATATAAGGTTGTATTTGGATACGGACTTCTTACAAAAACAGATGTGCTGGACAAGGTACAGGGAATTACAGACGGAAAAGAGAGAAGCCTTCAGAAGATGATTTCTCTTCTCCCGGAACTGCTTCTTGCCGGACTTCAAAAGAAGCACAAGGAAGAGTTTGGGTATGAAAGTGATTCTGAAAAAGAAGCTGCTCTTGATAAAGTCTGTGACCTTTTGGATGATTACGAAGATGAAGGAACTGAGGAAAATCCAAAAAGTGGATTTGATTTATACCAACTTCTTGACAAAGAATTGGAGAAAAACGGTTTTTTATCCGGTCTTCTGAATGCAGTAGCAGAAGCACAGGCAGTAGAGAAGAATGCAACGAAGCTCCCACAGGATCACAAAAAGAAAAATTAACTTTTCGAGAAGCTGTTTACCAAGAAATTCTTCCTTTATACCTCTCTATTGGTGTATCTAAAGAAGAATTTATGGATTCCACCCCAACAGAGTTAAAGCCTTATCTCGAAGCTGAAAAGATACGGCAGAAGAGAAAAGACGCTGAGTTTTGGCAAGCTGGCATTTATGAAACATCAGCTACATTCACAGCTGTTGCAAATGCTTTAATGGGGAAAAAATCCAAAGCAGAGTATTTGAAGAAACCTTTACTGGAATCAGCAGAGGAAGAAAAGCGTAAACAGGAAGGCATACTTTCCGAAGAAGAAAAGAAAAAACAGAGAAACGCACTTTTGGCAAGCTTGCAACTCATGCAGGCGAACTTTGAGCTTAACCATGAAAAGGGCAGGCAGGATGAATAAGTCTTGTCTGCCCTTTATTTTTTTGTAAAAAAGGAGGGATAAATAAAATGGCTGACAATACCATTGATACCCTTGATATACAAATTAGCAGTAGTACAGAAAAAGCAGTACGTGCACTGACTAATCTTTCAAATAAACTCACAAAAGTAAATTCCGCATTAAGCGGAGTTAATACAAACGGATTACGTAGCTATGCAAGGGAACTTGGGAAGGTTACGTCTGCCTTTAATTCTCTAGGCAATGTCCGTACTTCTGGGCTTGATAGTGCTATTTCAAAATTAAACACACTTAGTAAAATCAACCTTAGCAATCTTCAAAACCAAAAGATTAGCCTTGACTTGGATATCAAGGGTGGAGACCAAACACAAAAACTGCAATATGCCATTGATAAAACAGTACGTGATATTAAAATTGATACCTCTTCCATTTCAAAGCAATTGATTGAATCCTTTAACTTGAAAGGCGGTGCCGCTTCAAAAGTTCGATCTCAAATGAACGAGCTTGCAAAAGAAATGGCACAGTCTTTTGATGGGAAAGAAATCTCTGGAAATGTTGGAAACATTGTTGAAGAAATTGGAAATACAATTCTCAAAAGCGGAAGTGTAGTAAAAACTAACCTTGGAAGCTACTTAGATGGTGCAGAACAGGAATGGGTTGATTTTTACAATTATTTCAAAAACAAGAAAATCTATGTTTCTGATATGTTGAAAGCTGATATTGGAAAGGAAGAATTTTCAGAACTTTTAAAGAATAACCTTAATAAAGTTGTTACCGATGCAACAAAAGGAATCACTCTCGATAAATCATGGAGAGAGCTTTCAGATAGATTTCCAACATTAATTCCAAAAGATACTATTAATGCGGCAGATCAGCTTGTTACTGTTCTGGAAAATATAAAGAAAGTTAGAGAGTCCATAAAGCCAGTTTCCATTGAATCACTTTACGGAGATAGTGTGTCCAAAGCTTCTGACAAAGTATGGGGAATGGCTGTCGATTCCACTCAACAGCTTGCTGAACAAGTAAAAACAAGGCTTAATGACGCATTAAAAGGTACGGACGGTCAGCTCCCTATTGATGTAAAAATCAATACGGATAAGATAACAATGGATATTCAGAAGGCAATCAATAAAGTTGCTGAACTGAAATATAACGCTGTAAAAGTCACTCTGGATGTAGATACTACAGGAATTAAAGATGCAGTTACCGGAAAACTTAAAGAAATTGATGCAGGACAAATGACAAGCATTGCCGATGGAATGAAACAGTTTTCAGATTCTTTAAGAGCCATGGGAACTGTTAATTATAAAGCTTCCGGTTTGAACGCAATCATTAATTCCATTAGCAGATTTAGCCAGGTAGATATTAGTAATTTTAATTCTATGAAACTTGGCGAGATAATCACTCAGTTATCTGGATTATCGGCAATACCAGATGTATCTTCCAGTGTTAATCGTTTTGTTAATTCAATGGCTAGACTAGCTAATTCTGGTGAATTTATTGCAAATGTATCGGCTGAATTACCTGGACTTGGAAGCAGCCTTAAATTAATTGCAGAGAGTTTTACGAGCGTTGGTGATATATCTGAACCTGTGAATAGGTTAGTTCAGTCTATTGCGCAATTGGCAAGTTCTGGAAATAAAATTGGACAAACATCAAGCCAACTTGGAACACTAGCAAAGGAAGTATTATCTTTCTTTGATGTAATGAAAACTGCTCCTAAAATCAGTGAGAACACCATCCGGATGACGGAAGCACTGGCAAAGTTGGCTAATTCTGGCGGTAAAGTGAATTCCGCTACAAATTCTATATCCAGTGCGTTTTCTAAATTATCATCTGCAACATCTAACCTCGGAAACATCGTTAGCAAAACTTCTTCTAAAATTGGAACTGGGATAAAAAGTATTATTGGATGGTTTCAGCATCTCGGGAATAGTAGCTCTGGGGTTAAAACTGCTTCTTTTAATCTCGGAAATTTGCTCAAAACTGCTATCGGCTTTAAGGCTATTCGTGGTCTGGCAAATTTAGGAAAAAGTGCAATTGGTTTTGGCTCTGCTATTACAGAAATCGAAAATGTTGTAGATGTTTCCTTTGGAAGCATGGCAGATGAAGCCTACAAATTTGCTTCTACGGCCAAAGAACAATTTGGATTATCAGAATTGGCAGCAAAGCAATATTCTGGAACCATGATGGCAATGATGAAATCATCTGGTGTTGCGCAAGATGCAGCTTCTAAAATGTCAATTTCTCTTGCTGGATTAGCCGGGGATATTGCATCATTTTACAACATTGATACAGATACTGCTTTTCAGAAAATACGCTCTGGAATTTCCGGGGAAATTGAGCCTTTAAGACAATTGGGCATTAATTTATCCGTTGCAAATATGGAGGCTTATGCTCTTTCAAGGGGAATTACAACATCTTATAATGCAATGTCCCAAGCTGAAAAAGTTGCTCTTCGATATAACTATTTAATGTCAGTTACGGGCGATGTGCAAGGAGATTTCGCTAGGACATCTGGCACCTGGGCGAACCAGGTTCGTTTACTAACTCTGAATTTCCAGTCACTTTCCGCAGTAATCGGGCAAGGTTTGATTGCTGGCATTCTTCCTGCTATTCAAGCTCTCAATGCGCTTATGTCAAAACTTATGCAAGCTGCGAATGTGTTCCGTAACTTCATGTATGTATTGATGGGAAAGAAACTAAAAGGTTCACAGAGTGGAGTTAGCGATATTGTATCTAACTTAGGTGGTATAGAAACAGCTGGTGATGACGCATCTTCCGGGCTTGATGATGCCACATCATCTGCAAAGAAACTGAAAAAGGCACTTTCTGTATTACCATTCGACCAATTAAATCAGCTTGCCGATAATTCTGACAATTCTGGAACTGCATCTAAAAGTCTTGGTTCTGGGCTTGGAGATTTGGCAGATAGTTTTGCTGGAATACAAGATTCACTGGATGAAGTTTTGACTGTTGACGAAACACCAATTAATAAATGGGCTGCTAAAATTAGAAAGGCATTTATCAATAAAGACTGGCAGGGACTAGGCTTTACTATTGCAGACATGATAAATGTCGGAATGCAAAAAATATATGAAGTTATTAATTGGAATAATGTTGGCCCGAAAATAACCGAATTTGTAAATGCATTTACCACGGCATTCAATTCCATGGTTAGAGGTATAGATTTTGACTTAATGGGAAGATTGCTTGGGGCTGGAATCAACACTGCAGTAAATACCCTAAACCTGTTGCTCGGAGAGGGAGGAATAGATTTTTCTGGAATAGGGGCAAAACTGTCTCAACTTTTAAAAGGCGCTATAAAGGAAATTGACTGGACAGGTCTTGGAAACTTAATCGGAAATAGTTTTATGGCATCTTGGAAAATGCTTTCTGGCTTTGTAAAGGATATGTCTAAAAAAGATGGTGCTGGAATTACTGGATGGGGTAAGCTTGGCACTGCTATTGGAAAAGCCTTAAATGGTGCAATCAAAAAGATAGACATGAACACAATTGCAGATGCACTTTCTGGATTACTGAATGGAGCATTTGAAAGCTTAAAGTCATTTACCGAAACATTTAATTGGGATGACCTTGCAACGAAAATCAGAGATGGAATAGCTAAGTTCATCAAAGATACAAATTGGGAAGAGAACGGACAGGCTCTTGGAGATTTTATATCTCACTTGTGTACTGCATTAAAAGATTCTCTCACGACAGACACATTCTATGAGTTTGGACAAGGAGTTGGAACATTCCTTGGTGAATTGCCATGGGGAGAAATCCTTAGTACCGCAGCTGATCTGCTATTAACTGGTCTTACCAGTGCATTAAACGGATTATTCGATGGATTAGAGGAAAGGCACCCGATAGCCGGACATATTGCAGAATGGCTTACAAAAGCATTTATTGCAGTAAAAATAGCGAATATTACAGGCATTGGAACTCTTGTTGGTTCACTTGTGGGACATATTGCAGGAAAAATAGCTGAAAAGAAAAATGCAGAACTAATTGCAGATAAACTTGCGGATGTGATAGGAAATGGTACAAGTGCGGCAAGTGAAGCAATAAAGGGAGTTGGAGATGCAGCGGAAACAGCTTCAACAGGCGGACTTAAAACGTTTTCTTCAACACTTGGTGCTATATTTGGAACCGCTGGGATTGTATTTGTTGCAACGGCATTATCTGTTAAACTTGCTAAAGGAATTGCAAGTATTACAGAAGCTGCGCAAGGTGGAAATGGTATTCTCACACAAACAGGTGGTTATCTCCATGATTATACAGGCGAGATGGAAAGCGCGCATAAAATAACACAAGACCAAGCAGAAGAGCTCTGGAAGTTAATTGAAGCAGATGAAAGTGCTGGAAAATCAAATTCTGAAATGTACGATAGTTTCATTCAGAAACTTGGAGAATTTGGCGTATCAACCGAAGATGCAAGAAAAATTCTCGAAAAATACGGCGCACAGGCGGGCGTATCAACTGGATTTTTGGAAGATATGACTGATAAAGCTGTAGCCCTTGGAGATGGTGTATCTGAATCAGCAGGAAAATTTGACACAACAAAAATTAGCATATCTGATTTGAAAGACGAACTTTATCTTTTAAGTCTTAGCTCTGATCAATTTAGCGGAGATTACTTAACTGCTAAAGATGCTCTTGATAGTGCAATATCTGGAAGAACATATGCCAATACAGCAGAAGCCTTAGATGCAGTTTATACGTCATTAAAAAATGCTGGCGTTCCATTAGATGAATTAGATGAAAAACTCAGAAAAGATTTTCCAGATGCAGTTGTCACAATGGAAACAAGTGCAAAGAATTCTTTCAGTGGAATGACTACATCTGTGAAAACAGCAGTGGGCGGTATTACTACCGCTGTTGCAAATGCTTCTAGCTCCGTATCATCCAAGACAAAAACTGGTTTTGGTCTCGCCAATACTGCCGTAAGCACTGCAATGGCTGGGATGAAAAAAAGCACAGAAAGCACAATGCCTTCCATTTGGTCGAAGATAAAGAACACGAATGATGATGTTGAAACCAACTCTAAAACCAACTGGGGAAATTCCGCAAGCGCTGTATCGACAGCCCTAGGAACCATGGACACCGATACCAAAGATATAATGGGTAAGGTTATGACAACCATTCAAAGTTATTGGTCTTCCGTTTTGATCAATACAAACCAGATTTGGGAAAAGGCTTCTGGCAAGGTTGATACAGAAACCGAAAACATGAAGACTTATACAGAATCTAACTTATCTGGTATTTCAGATTATATCACAAGTCTGTTCAAAAATGATTTAACATCAATGGGCCGGGAAACTGCACAATCTTTCGCTAATGGTATGAAACAAGTTCGGCTACCAACATTAACATATCGAATCTCTGAATGGAGAAAGCATAACCTAGGAAACGGAAAAACCAGTTCTACACCAGTTTACAAGCCTAATTGGTACGCCAAAGGTGGTCTTTTCAATGGTGCACAGGTAATCGGTATCGGTGAAGCTGGTTCTGAAGCCGTTCTTCCATTGGAAAACCCACGAACCATGAAGAAGATCGCAGACAGCATTGTTTCCAGTTCGGACGGAAGCATGGGACTTACAAAAGAGGAAATGGCAAACGCAGTAGCCCAGGGCGTTGCAATGGCAATGAGTATGAACAGCGGAAATAAGAATCCGCAGTACATTATGAACAGCATTATTCTGGATGGAAGCGAGATTGCAAAAGCAGTAACAAAAGCCCAGAATGATACGGATAGCCGTTTCAAACCATCCCCGGCATATTGATTTTTGACTGATTGTGTGGTATAATTTCTTCAATGAAGAAGTACACACGGTCTTGATTTTTGAGCCGCTAAGAAGAAATTAATATTTCTCGATTTTGAGGAATTTTTATCTTACTTGGCGGCTCTTTTTTATTTTTTGGGGGGAGGAAACAACTTGATAGAAAAATTTAAAAAGATTTATGTTTTTAAGCATGAAGAAAAATACAAAATAGGGACAAGCCATTGCGTTAAAAGAAGACTTGAGCAGGTATCCTGTGGCTTTCCTTTTTCAGAAGTAATTTACGAAAGTAATTATTTGAAAAATCCATATTTTGTAGAAAATCAACTTCATAGAGTTTTTCAGAAATACAGAATTGGTGGAGAGTGGTTTTCTTTTGTTGATTTGAATTTAATTGATGAAACCATACATAAGATAGGCGAATATATTTCTGAAGAAGAAATGTGTTCAATTCAAAAGGAATATGTTCACTCTGTAAAAGAAAATGCTCTAAGGATTGAAAAGAAAATATTTGATTTTATTGGCTTATCCGATGAAAAACATATAGAACCATCAATAGAGAACGAAGAAATAGAAAAATTCACAAAAGCTATAGAAGGGATTGACGAGCCAAATATATACTCCGACTTAATATATCAAATTGTATTAGGCGGAAACACGGAAGGCCTTATAAAAAAATACAAACCAAAGAAATTTACAAGTTTTAGATTTTATTTATCTGATGAGCAAAATCTAAAAATAAAACAATTAACTGAAATTGCTGGTGCATTAATATGCAATGGATGGAATTACGAAGAAATAGAAGGCTTTCTTAATAAAATTGCCGCATAATTTTGAATTTTTAGACAGCCCGCATTTAAAATGAGGTCTGGAAAGGTTCAATTTAAAATAGAACCTTACAATGGGGAGGGAAAGCAAAAATGTCATATAAAAATTATTGCGTTGTAAGCAAAGAAGTGCTTCATAATAGAAATATTTCCCTTGAAGCAAAGGGAATATACGCTTTAATGATGAGTGTTGGCAAAGATAATTTTAATGTAAAGGAATTATATGATCTTTCAAAAGAAGAAATAAATATTATTGATAATGCGATAAATGAGTTAGAAAAACTCGGTTACGTAACTCTTGAAAAATAATTCGGTAAAATCAGTGGGCTAGGGTAGCTCCCGAAAAGTGTAAACCTTGATACGCCTGTCCACTGTTTTTATAAATCAAGGATTCTGGCACAATACGGAGAGTGCCTACAACCAACAAGGAGGTTATTATCATGAATAAAGAATTTAATTATCCAAGAGATTTCAAAGGCGTTTGGATTCCCAAACGAGTATTCCTTGATGAAAGATTGAATGCAATCGAAAAAATTATCTTAATAGAAATTGACAGTTTAGACGCAGAAGATAGTGAAGGTTGTTATGCTAGCAACGAATATTTAGCTAATTTTTGCAAATGCAGTATGACTAAAGTTTCTACATCAATTTCCAAATTAATAAAGCTTGGCTATCTCTATGTTTCCAAAAATGATGGCAGAAAACGGTATTTGAAAAGCAGACTTTCAAATTCTGAAAGCCAGGATTTCAAAAAAAGTGAGCCAGACTTACCAGAAATGAAAGAAAGTAATAATAGTGAGGAATATAGTAGAGATGAAATAAACAGTAATATAGATTCTCCTACGGAGTTAAAAGAAGAAAAGAAAAATGCATACCACTCTAACGAGTGGTTCAATTCTCAACATATCAAAAATATGTTGACCGAGGAGAACATCCAGTATACTCCAATAGACCGTAAATCTTTTAACTGGTCTGCATTCAAGAACCAGGTTTCAGTACGGATTGAAGAACTAGGATATACGACAAGCCCATATACAACCAACCGCTTCCTGGTAGTATCGAAGTATTTCTTCAAGATGTACGAAAAGCGAACCAGAAAACCGCACATAAAAATTAATCAAGACGCTTTGGACAATATCCTGGACAAGTTTGGTTTCGGGCCAAATCCAGATTACTTCCAGAATGTTGAGATTGAAACATACATGAAAGTTATTGATGAATACTTTGGAACTTCATTTAGTGAGTACACGGATCACCATTATTCGCATTTCATGTCTGGCTATATACGGAAAAATTTGTTAATGAAAGTTGAGGACAGGGAGGACACATTATGAAAAAAATAAAAGCACTACTGGCAACCATTATCTGTATTTGCATTATTGCTGGGCTAACAGGCTGTGCGGCTAATGACGATTACATGAATGACGTGAAAGGAAATCTTTCTGGTAATAGTTATACAATCTACACCTACGATAACTACGGTCAAAAGGTTATGACCACCACAGGGGACAAGATTAATATTGCCGGGAATAAAACTAAATCCAAGGGCTACGATAGTGAGGGAAATGAAACAACCAGCTACGATGTATCTTCCGTCATTACAATTCTGATTGACGGTAAAGAAATTGAAAGTTGTTGCGATACTTGTATTTTTGAGCAAAAAGGATTGAAGCCAGAGGTTGATTTTACACAGGAGAATATAATTAGCCATTCAACCGGGAAGATTTCAGAGAACACATACATAGCCGGGATTGTGAATTATTATAAAAATTATTTCGGGAAATCCAGGGTTGTAGTAATCAAATCCCAACTTGGACAGCCAATAGCCGCATATTCTGGTGACGAGGTGTTCTGGAAAATACCGGATGATCTACCTAAAATGACAAAGTTAATGATTGACGGAAAAGCTCTTTATATCCACAGGGCGAATTTCCAGATTATTGACAAAGAATTACTGCGATAAAATAACCAAATCCGTTTCAAAACCTCTCACCCGATAAAATATAGGAACAAGCCAAGAAAATTGAATTTTGATAAAAGAAATTAATTAATTGTGGAGAATTAAAACATATGAGCCAAATAGGAACAGAACTTCCAACAGAATATTCAGACCGTTTCGATAAATTACGACAGAATAGGGTTGAGGTAAGCTTTTACAAATATGGCACGGCAAAGGATAATTTCGGTGAGAAGTTGGTAAACGCCTTGGAATCCCACGATATGTGCATCAAAAAGTATCGTGAGACTGGGAACACAGAATATCTTTGCGATGCAGCAAATTATCTCATGTTTGAATTTATGTACCCTCAGATTACAGGTGCATACTTTAAGGCAACAGATAGCGGAGAAAGTGCCGGAGTTTCCGGAACACCGATTAATAAGCTGAAGGAGAAGTGGTATTGATGGACTTTAAACAGACTTACTTTTCCATCTGGCAAGAAATATGGAATCTCCACAAGAAGTATGCCTTTATCTCAAAGGACGATATCCCGAAGTGGGAAAATCTCACCATGGAAGCAAATCAGATTCACGATAAATACTCCGATTCGGTCGGCGCAAAATTTGCCGAAGCTCTTTTGTTTGCCGTAACTGCGGAAATTGATAGAAAAGCGAAATAGGACTTCCAGAATGCGTCCCAAGGTGGTACAATATGGGTATCAATTATTGGGAGGTATGAGTGTATGAAGAAAGTGAAAAGAGTTATTGTTGCGGCAACTGCAATAATATGTGAGTGTTTTTCACCTATCGCAGTAAAAGCAAGTATTGATGATGTAAATACATTTTTACAACAGTATGAAAATGATGATAATGCATTTTATACAGAAGAATACAGCGGAAAAGATTCGGAAGGGACGGAATATAAAACACTTATCGTCAGAACTGATTTATTTAAAGTAAATGTCAGCTTTATGGATATGGATGAAATTTTTGCGAATATGTCCTCACAGGAATGGTTTGACTATACCACTATTTGTAGCATAGGTATTAGTTCAAATGTTGGTTCTTTATTGTCAACTAATGTCTATGATACAAAAAGTGGAACGAAAATAAATAGCTTAAGCGATCATCCTTTATCAATGAGATTTCCTTGGATAATAAAAACCGAAAACGAACTTTCAGATGAAGAACGTACTTTCCTTATGAGGATAACGCAAGAAATATTACAAAGCGAGTTGGATAAATCCATTTCATTGAATATCGGAACTGAAAATGAGAGTAAATGCACATTCAAAGCTTGCAATGGCTTAGCAGAAGTCAGCGGAGAATACGAATTGAATAACGTATCATATAAATTTATAACTCAGTTTACTTACGAAACAGAAGATAACCAGAATGGAACATACGAAGAGTTATATACAGGCGCAAATGATATAGATATATTTGGAACAAAAGTAATGTTTGAACATAGAACATACGATAAGTAGAAAAAATCGGCTAGGAATTTCTCCCTAGCCTTTTTTCTTTCATAATCCATTCGTAGAGCCATTTCCATAAATTTGGGATTCTTCATCCTTTTTATTATCAGAAAGTACATTGTCAGCTTCTTCCAACAGTTCATCGCCTTTAAGCCAAGCATATGATATATATACGCTGGTTTCATCACCGTAATCGTAGGATTTAAGTGCTACGGAAGTATCATTTGCTCCATACCAAGAAGTATATTGTTCTTTAGTTCCGAAAGGAGAGGTATAATTGGATGTATCACTTGGCTCTCCATAAATTTCTGACAGCTTGCTCGAAAGATCAGAATACATTAAATCTAAATCTTGCGGTTTTTCAAATTCATATTGTGCTCCGTACAAAACCGTATTTTCTTCGTCAAAGGAAATTTCGTTTTCTACTGAATAAGTATAATAAAGATTCATGGAATATATTGGATATCCAGCAACGTCAATGTTGGGAGAAACAAACGGAGATGCGCAAAAGCAAATCGCTCCATCATAATCGTTATCATCACCATATTCTACACCATTTAATACATTTTCAACAGTTTCGGCGCTTAACCCTTCCATTGTTGAGCCATATAAGTCTGCTTCTGGTATAAAAGTACATGTATCATTAAAATTTGTTCCCCATGGAATATCCCTAAAAAGAATTTCTTTATCTGTTTTAGCGAACACAGGCGTAATACTTGAAAAAATGGATGTTAAAGCCAAAATCATAATAAATTTTCTTTTCATGTAAAATCCCCCTCTTTAGTATGATATACATATTTTACCACTCTAACATGAATAGTGGAATAGGAAATTTGAAAAAAGTTAAAATAATGCTTGACAGGATTGTTGCTACACACTATACTAGGATTGTAGCAACGAAGAAAGAGAGGTGATATAAATGGCTGCTATGAAAATCGGAACAAAATTAACTGACAATCCAAAAGACTATATGTTAAGGACAAGATTAGACAAGAAAACTCTTCAAAAACTGGATGCTGTTGCACTTGAAAAGGCTACTACAAGGTCTGAAATTGTAAGAATTGGGATTGAAATGCAGTATGATAAAATGTTCCAGAGTGATAAAAAATAAGAGATTCCCGACCGACCAAAGTTAAGAATCTCTTAAATGCTTCTGCCACCAAATAGGAGGCTATACAAATTATAACACTGTATACCTCCTGTTTGCAAATAAAAAATTAAAATTTCACAGGAGGATTTTTATATATGAACGAAATCACAATTAACACAGCAAACCAGACACCTATTGAGATTGCACTTGGTATTGATGAAGAGGGAATGACTACTGCCAGAAAGTTATATGCTTTTCTTGAATTTAGAAGCGGTGATTATGCAAGATGGTACAGAAGAAATATTATTGAAAATGAATTTGCAGAGGAGAATGTAGATTATTTTCCATTCCGCATTAATGCGGAAAACCTCAATGGAGGCAGACCAACGCAAGATAGCAAACTTTCATCAGCTTTTGCAAAGAAGTTATCTATGCAGTCAAAGAGTGCCAAAGGTGAACAAGCCAGACAATATTTTCTCAAAGTAGAGGACAAATTAAAAGAAACAGTTCGCCACCCAGTGCCAATGACCATCCCCGAACAGATTCAGCTTCTAGCACAGGGGAATGTAGAACTGAATAAGCGGATTGACGATATCCAGACAGAGTTTGAGACTTTGAAAATGGATTTACCGATTCTCCCGATTGAAGCGGAGAAAATCACGGAAGCCGTAAAGAGAAAAGGAACACTGGTACTTGGTGGCAAGGAATCCAATGCTTACAATAGCCGTTCCATTCGCCAGAAGGTTTACAGTAACATTCATTCCAACCTGCGCTACCAGTTCCAGGTCAAAAGCTACAAGGCAATTAAGAGAAGCCAGGTTGAACAGGCGGTCAAGATTATTGGAGAATATAAACCGCCAGTTTTCTTGAAGAATGAAATTGATACAGAAAATGCACAGCAGAGATTCTTTTAATTAGATTTTCACAGGGATACACAGGAGGAAAATAAAATGACAGAAAATATGGATAGAGAAAACACAATGTTCGAAGTAGAGGACAGTATTGATAAAATCAAGTTCCTTTTGGATGATTTCATGGAACAGTACGGATTTAACAGCACAGAAGAGATGGACAAAGAGAAAAGCCTTTCCTTTGCATATAACAAGCAATTTATGACAATGAAACTGTTGATTTTGAGCGATTATGCCAATAAAGCAAGACAGAAATTTAAGGCTCTTGAATCTATGGAGCAGAAAGCGTGATCGTATGGCAAACAGAATCCAGTTCAATGACTTTCAAAAGAAGAGCGTGTACGCCAAGTGCAACGGAAAATGTGCGATATGCGGTAAACCTGTCAAATTCAAGAAAATGACAATCGACCACATTACGCCGTTGTCTCGTGGCGGCACCAATGATATTAAGAATCTGCAACTGGCGTGTAAGCGTTGCAACAGCATGAAGAGCAACATGACAATGGATGATATGATGGGGCAGATTTCCGAGATTTTGAAGTATAACCGCAAACAGAAGTTGATTAGAGTGTTGGGAGGAATTGTGGAATGAATTACTATAAGACAGAGATTATCAATCTTGTACAGAATTGTGATAATAGCCACTGGCTAGAAGTGATTTATACGTTTGTAAAAAGATTATTGAAATGATACCAAATAAAATTGTGGTAGCGCCTCTTATCTGGTAAAATAAAAGAAAAGGGGCGCTAAACTGAATAAATTTCAGCATAGGGGGATAAGCGAAAAAATGATTAAATTATATTATGATAACGAGAAAAGAAAAACTTTTATAAAAGGCAAAAAGAAAAAGCAAACAGAAATTTGGCAATATGAAATAGGGCAAATTTTTTGTGATTATATTAATAAAACACAAGGGAAATATAGTTCTTTTTTGAAAAATAATTGTTTTGATGAAAAAGAAATATGCTATTTTATTGAGCTTTTAACTTCCCCTAAAAAACAATTGGATAGTTATAAATTGATTATAGAGGAAGAAATTGAAGTTATTAATGGAAAAGTATATAGAACCTATTCCGGTATTGAAAATATTTCCATCATTATGAAAATCGAATTTTTGAGAATGCTAGAATTAGGAATTAAAATCCGTAAGTGTGCCGTATGCGGAAAGTATTTCATCGTAACTGGACATGATGGGAAATGTTGTGATAACCTTTATAAAAACACTGGTTTGACTTGTCAACAGGTTTTTGCTGATCGTAATTATAAGAACAAGAGAAAAGAAAATCCTATACTTAAAGAATACGACAAGGCATATAAACGCATGTATGCCCGATATAGTAGTCAAAAATTATCTTCAAAAGAATATGAAGAATGGAAAAACGGAGCTTCACAGGAACGTGACAAGGCGTTAAAAGCATATGAGGAAAACCCATCTAAAGAAAAAATTGATAGTTTCAAAAAGATTATTGGCAATAAATGATACCATAGTATACTGAATGATACCGCCAATATGTGTAAAATATAAAGTAGAGCATTGGATTAAAATATCCAGTGCTTTTTATCCAGTGTGTCGTACCCCCCCATGCTTTAGCTATGGGGAGTGTCAAAATATAAAATCATAATAAGCAATTTTTCAAGCGTTTACCTTTCGGGGTAGGCGCTTTTTTGTTGCCAAAAAAGAGGACAAATTTTTGCATTGTCCTTTTTTATAGTATGAAACTTTAAATAAATTAAAGGGGATATATCCCCCTTTCTGAGGGTTAGCATATGGCAGAAGCATTTTTAAAAGTGGATGGGGTAGCAATGCCCTGTCCTTCTTCTTTTACATGGGGGTTACAGGATATATCGGCGGCAGAATCTGGCAGAACAGACGATACGACCATGCATAAAAATAGAGTTGGACAGAAACGAAAGCTGTCTGTAGGTTGGAATGGCCCAGATTGGGACACTGCTTGCAAAATTATACAGGCAGTAAATCCAGAGTACATACAGGTCACATATCCAGACTTGCTGTCTGCGAACAAGCACGAAACCAGAACATTTTATGTTGGTGACAGGGAATCACCCTTTAAGTGCTGGTGGATAGGCAATGAGCGCATGGAAGGACTTAAATTTGATTTTATCGAGAGGTAAAATATGCGAAATTTATCAACGGAATTTAAAGAACAACAGAATAGTGGGAACCGTAACTATCTGAAATATGCAGATTTTACCTTTACGGACGGAAGTACATTATCCATTACCGACAAAGACTTATGGTCTAATGGCTTCAAATTTGAGGATGCAGTATCGCAAAGTGGTTCTTTTGATATCGGCGCAGCTATCGTAAATAAGCTGACATTGCAGATCAACAACTTTTCTGGCAAGTACACAGATTACATCTGGGACGGAGCGAGAGTTGTTTGCCATATTGGGCTTGAATTATCTACTGGTATTGAAAAAATCCGTATCTGTACCATGACAGTAACAGATGCACCATATCAGAACACAGCGATAATCAGTTTGGCTTGCGAAGATTCCATGCGATTATTTGATCGTGATTATTCTGATAGTAAACTGACTTATCCGGCAACAAGATTACAGATCATCCAGGATGCTTGCGAGGTGTGCGGAGTAACACTGCAATCAACAAGATTTGATAACGATGATTTTGTAATCCAGAATCGACCAGATGATAGCAGCATTACTTTCCGACAGGTAATTGCATGGGTAGCACAGATGGGCTGCCAGTGGGCGAAAACAGATGCATACGGCAGATTATGCCTTGACTGGTATAAAAATGAAGTGCCGGACGATTTTTATAATGAGGAAGAAGTCCCATGGAAAGATATTGAAGGGAAAGATATCTTAGATACCACTGGCGCGCAGATTATTACGACTATGCAAACCGGAATTTCTGCGATTGATACAAATGGATTTACACCATGGCTGTACGATATTGAAATAACAGGTGTAAAAGTTACAGAATACGTTGAAAATTCTTCTCAAAATGAAGCGAAAACATATCAGTCGGGGAAATCTGGCTATGTTATCGAAATCAGTGATAATAAGTTGATTCAAGAAGGCTCTGGTGAGAAAATATGCCAGATTATCGCAGACAGGTGCGTGGGACTGAAATTCAGACCGTTTACCACAGGCGCATTGACTAATATAGCATGGGAAACTGGTGACACCATTGAGATTTCCGACAGAAACGGGAAACAGTATAAGAGCTTCCTAACTTCTGTTACTTTGAATCCAGGCGCATTTGAGCAACTTGAATGCAGTGCTAAGAGTGTATCTAGGAATAAGCAGAAACAGTATACACTTAACCAACAGATGCAAGCTGAAAACAAAAAGAACTTAAAAGATGAACGTACCGCCAGAGAAAAGGCACTGGAAGAATTATCACAACGCCTTGCGGAATCTTCTGGAACATACACGACAGTAGAAACACAGCCGGACGGAAGCAAAATCTATTATCTTCATAATAAGCCACAGTTGTCCGATTCTGATATTATATGGAAAATGACTGCGGAAGCATGGGCTGTTTCTACAGATGGTGGGCAACATTGGAATGGTGGCATGACAGTTGATGGTGATGTGATTGCCAGAATCCTTACGGCTACAGGTGTTAATGCAGATTGGATTAATACGGGAACCATTAAGGCTATTGATAAAGATGGAAACATAACTTTCCTGGTTGATGTAACAACAGGAAGGGTTGTTATTAATGCGGATTCCGTACAAGTCAAGGGAAAAGATGTTAATGCGATTGCAAAGGAAAAAGCAGAAACAGAAGTAAATAATTTTATAAGCAATACATACACAACTGATATTAATAATTTACAGTCTCAAATCGACGGACAGATTGAGACCTTTTTTTATGACTATGAACCAACTTTACAGAATATCCCGGCTTCCGAGTGGAATACCAACACTGAACGTAAGAAACATGAAGGTGACTTATTTTACTGGAAATCCAAAGGATATGCTTACCGTTTTATGCAAGATGGGGCAACATGGAAGTGGCAATTAGTACAAGATACCGATATCACGTTAGCACTTGCCGCCGCAGAAAAAGCGCAAGATACGGCAGATCATAAGCGCAGAGTATTCGTAGTTCAGCCAGAGCCACCTTATGACATTGGAGACTTATGGACACAAGGCTCTAATGGTGATTTGATGAGATGTAAAGTTGCCAGAGCAAGCGGTTCTTATTCTGCTTCAGATTGGGAAAAGGCTTCAAAATACACAGATGATAGTTCTTTAGATTTATTTATCAATGGCGTTTTTAAAGATTCTCTTAATTCTTTAAAAACACAGATTGATGGAAAAATTGAAACTTGGTATCAGCCAAACGACCCTTCTCTTAAATGGACAAAAACAGAGGAACAACCATGGTGCGATATTGACGGAAACAAGATTCTGGATGAATCCGGGAATGAAATTATCTTGGTATGGGAATCAGAGAAAGCAGAGCATGAAGGTGACCTTTGGCACAATACTTCTGATAACACTCAATGGATTTACAAATCCGGTATTTGGCAACCACAATCCATACCAAATGAGCTGTTAGACAAGATAGATGGGAAGTCATCTGTCTATATGGTTCAGCCAAAACCGCCATATTACGAAGGTGACTTGTGGGTGACAACCAATAGTGAAGGAAAGGCTTCCCTCAAAACATCCACTGTAAATCGTGTTGGCGGAGCGTTTGACGCATCCGATTGGATTGATTTCAAGTATGCAGACAAAGACGATATTAAAAATGCAATTGATAAGTATGATACCAGTCTTGGACAGGATGAAGTGTTCAATAAACTCACAAAAGGCGGCACTGAACAGGGAATCTATATCAAAGATGGAAAAGTATACATTAATGCAAAATATATTCTGGCTGGACTGCTTGCTGGTGAGAGAATCAATGGTCGAGGACTGAAAGTTATTGATGACGACAATAATGTGACTTTAGAAATCGACAGCAACGGAAATGTTATTCTAGCTCCAAAGACTTTTTCGCTACAAGGAAAGACGGTCGATGAGATTGCTAATAGCTCAGCAAAATCAGCTGTCGATGGACAGACACAAGTCGATATTTTCAGCAAGCTTACCAATGGTGGCAAGGCACAGGGAATTTATTTAGACGAAAACGGAAACATTTATGTAAATGGACAATTTATTAAAGCGTTGAGCATAGCCGCTAATGCTCTAGCAGCTGGTTCTATTACCACAGAAAAATTAGATGCTAAGGCGGTCACGGCTGAAAAAATGTCCTTGAATGAGCTTGCGGCAATTGGAGCCACTATAGGCGGATTTACGATTCAAAACAACAGAATTTATAATAAAAAAAATGGAACCCTACAGATTTCCGTAGGAAATGAATATAACGCTCCATCAATGCTTGCTATGGATGCACAAGGACAATTTATTAAATACAGCGCAAGTGGTATTGCATCCTCTTACGCTAACTCATTAAATTTAACACCACATAATACAACAACAGAAAGTGGCTTTACAGACGGTTCAAAACATTATCTGGGAAGAACACAATTCAATTCAGATGTTAGTATTTTTGGCGATTTTAAGGTTTCTGGAACAAAATCCATAATAGCTGACACTGAAAACTATGGAGAACAGCTATTTTACTGCTACGAGACTCCAACTCCAACTCTGGGAGATTTTGGCGGTGGCGTAATCGGAGATGACGGAATCGCAATCATTATGATTGATGATATATTTCAGGAATCGACCGACACAGGAATCGAGTATTATGTGTTCTTACAGAATGAAGGAGAGGGACAAACATGGATAGCTGAAAAGACAAATACTTATTTCAAGGTAAAAGGAACACCAGGCTTGCATTTTGCGTGGGAGCTGAAAGCAAAGCAGAAAAATAAAGAATTTATACGCTTTAATGCTGGAAAAGAAGATAGGGAAGTTAATTTTAGATTGAACGACATTGAGAATGAAATGTTCTCGGAAAGAGAAAAACTAATTCAAGAAATGGAAGGAGAATTATTATGAGCCAGATTAAAAAACTTACATCATTTATGAAATTGTCAACAGGCGAGGGCGATAGAATCGCTTTTACCTACTCAACGATTGACACCGAAAGTGGAAAGGTTTTGAGCCAGAACGAGAAAGGAAATTTTCTCATTTTTGATGAGGGGCTGTCGGCAAATATTAAGGCAATCGAAGACTATATTAACAAAAATCAACTGAATTAAAGGAGGACAACAACATGCCAAAATGGACAGAATACACATCAAAAGATACGTTAGCGGATAATGACGAAGTAATGCTGTATGACGCAACTGCGAGAGCGAATAAACGTGGACTAATGAGCAAGTTTTGGGATTATGTCGTTGATAAAATGGCAACGGCTGTTATCTCGAAATTGGAGACAAATAATAAGACAATCATCGGGGCAATCAATGCACTAAATGGCAATATAGAACGTATTGAGCCTAGCAATAAAAAAACTTTCAGAATAAGAAATGAAAGAGCTTGGATATTTATATTTAATCTTGGCGAGAACGGAAATGATGGAATGTTTGATATTTTTTTATACACTCCATCATACTCAGACGTTCCTACTATTCGAAAAGTAACTAATAAAAATAGTATTATATTATCGGCTTCAATTGATGGAAAAAATACAAATATTGAATCCAATTCCGTGTATAACAGTGTAATTGTGTTGTACGCAGCATAAGTGAATTATATTATCTTTAAATATAGTATCATTATATCCACCACCATAAGAGAAAAATACGTAAGCACCATAATCTTCAAGCTTTTTAGAGAAAGTTTTTGTAGAATTTAAAACTGATAACGCACGGTTACTATAGAGTTTATTGGAGAAACAAGAAAAAAATAACAAAACACTACCAAACATAAAATGAATATGCTATAATCAGCATATCAAAATCGGAACAATAAAAAGGGAGCTGAGTTCCCGTCTACCAAACAAAAAACTCAGCTCCAAGCACCACAAAGGGTACAGTATTATTATAGCACAGTACTCTCCCTTTGTGAACCCAAAAGGAGGGTATTTTTATGGAAAACTTTGCAAACGAATTTGTAAGTAAGTTGGATGGAAAGATTTCAGATGAAGCACTTAGGACAGTATTACAGGAATTGCAAGTGTTTACGTCTAACTACGATATCAGCCAGAGAGAAACGCATGTGGTTCCGTATCAAAGCAATGTCCCAGATTGCTACAGGGTTTACATGGTGGCAAAAAAGATTGAGGGCATGTCTCCAGAATCCATGAAAACCTACAATTTTTATCTCACAGATTTTTTTGAACACATTAACCGACCATTCGAACAGGTTACAACAAATGATATACGGATTTATCTGTACGAAACTCAGAAACGAACAGGTATCAGCAATCGAACACTGGATGGAAAACGGCTTGTTATAAACACCTTTATGGATTGGTGTTGGAAAGAGGGGTATATTCCAAACAATCCATGCGCAAGTATTAAGCCCATTAAATTTGAGGAAAAGCCAAGAGAACCACTTAGCAACATGGAGCTTGAAATAGTGCGCGATGCTTGCGAAAATTACAGAGATAAAGCGATGATTGAGCTTTTCTACAGTACAGGATGCCGCTTATCTGAAATGGTGAATTTAAAAATTAGTGATATTGATTTCGCTTCTAAAGAGGTTCATTTGTTCGGAAAAGGAAGTAAGCACCGAACATCTTATTTGAACGCAAAGGCGGAATATATGTTAAAAAAATACTTTGAATTGGAACGCCCAAAAGAATCAATATCGGATTCTGTATTTGTGATATTCCGAAAACCCTATAATGGAATGCAAAAAGGATCAATATATGCGAGAGTAAAGGCTATTCAAAAGCGTTCTGGAATAGAAAGAAGCCTGTTTCCGCACTTGCTTAGACACACAATGGCGACACATGCCTTAAACAGAGGAATGAACGTTGCAGAAGTAAAAGAAATATTAGGGCATGAAAAGCTTGATACCACAATGATTTATGCTAAAATCAGCCACGATTCTGTGAAATTTAATCATAAGAGATATATTGTATAAAGAGTTTATGCTAAAGAGCATCCCATTTGGGGTGCTTTTTATTATGCACTTTTTAACCCAAACATGAAAGGAGACCATACATGAATATCAATACCTCATTAATCAGCAACAACAACAGTTACGCAGGACAAACACCTCTGTATATTGTTATTCATAATACAGATAATACAGCCAAGACAGCAGACGCTAAGGCACACGCCACTGCACAGCATAACGGCAATTTTAAAGGCTATTCAGCCCACGTATTCGTTGATGATAAGTCAGCATATCAAGCCTTGCCGTATAATCGCGGAGCATGGCATGTTGGGGTAAATTACGGCGGTAAGCTTTTTGGAACTGTAAACAATCACAACTCTATTGGAATTGAAATGTGTATGAATGCCGGATATAACTACGAAAAAGCATTCCATAATACCGTTGATGTGTGTAAGCAGCTTATGAAGAAATACGGAATCCCAGCAAGCCGAGTAGTGCAGCATTACGATGTGTGCGCTAAGAATTGTCCATCCGTTATCCGCGGAAAAGGTGACTGGGATAGATTCAAGAAGCTTATTTCTAGCGAAACCACAACAACATCAACCACAAAACCGACAGCAAAGGTTGACAAGTATTACCGTGTCCGCAAGACCTGGAAGGATTCCAAGAGCCAGATAGGGGCTTACAAGTCACTGGAAAATGCGAAAAAAGCTTGCAAGGCTGGATATACTGTGTTTGATTGGAACGGAAAAGTAGTGTATTCCATGACAGCAAAGAAAAGTGTAGCCCAAGTTGCAAAAGAGGTAATCAACGGCGAATGGGGGAACGGACAGGATAGACGAGACCGTCTGGAATCCGCTGGCTACAATTACGCAGAAGTACAGAAAAAAGTCAATGAATTACTGAAATAATAATACTCCCGGGGTTTTCCCGGGAGCTATTTAAATGTCGTATATTCCTCAAATTCGTTTCTTATTTTTGCATAATCTTTTCTTCTGATCGGCACTGTATTTCCAGAAAACATAAGGAACGAAGTGTTTATTTCTTTTACCTCATCCATGTTTATTATGTAGCTCTGGTGACACCTCAAAAATCTGGAATCCAGTAATTCTTCAATATCGGATAGTTTACATCGTTCCGTATAAACTATACCGCAAGTGCAGTGAATAATGATGTATTTGTTTCGACTCTCAATATATTCGATATTTTGAAATTCCACCCGATGAATAAAGTCTTTTCCTTTTATCATAAGAGTGCTTTTGCTGATATGTTCCAGAGCATGATTGAAAGCAGTATACATTCTGCCGTTTTCAGATCCTTTTATGATATAGTGAACCGGGAGTATATCAAGAGCTTCAAAAACATACTCTTTATGGGCTGTCCAGAAAATAATATTTCCGTTATATCCGCTGGATCTCAATTCCTTTGCAACTTCAATTCCATTTTCTTCTCTCAAAACGATATCCAAAACCACAATATCATACCACTCGCCATCTGTCACATCATCAATAAGCGGCTGCCCTTTATCATACGGAGTAATCAATGCTTTTATATCACCATTTCGTTTGAGAAAATTATTAATCCGATGCATAAATATATCAATCTGGATTTCGTTATCATCACATATTGCAATTCGCATTCAAATCATCCCTTTTCATGTAAAATTCGCCACCAGAGGTGCTAATTTCGCCATTTCCTGTGTAATTGTATATTTTTTGATACAATGTTATTGTAATACATTAAGATGATAGTGTAAAGGGGATGGATTCATGGAGAAACATAAAAAAATCATAATTGTGTTTATACTGATATTCGTGCATGTGCTCTTGATTCAATATGTTTACTTCTGCCCGGATCGTAGTATTATCTTTGGGAGGAATAAAACTATCGAAACTGGAAAAGCAGAGGTAAAACAGGTTGTTCATGAACGCTATAAATCCCTCGCAGACAAGCATCCAGCCCCTTTATTTCTATCTATTACTATTACGATTTGGAAAAGCAAAAATCACAATATTTACACAAAAAGACTTATAATTCATAGAAAAATCAGGAGAAACCAGTTTGCCAGAAAGGACTTGAGTGGAGATGATTCCGTCCCATTATATGGTTATGAAGACATGATATAATTTAATAAATAAGAACAGATGTTTGGAATATTGGGAGGGATTTACGTGGATTACAAGAAAGAAATTATTGAGATGATAGAAAAATGCACGAATAATCATTGGATAGAAGTGATTTATGTATTTGTGAAAAAGTTAATTGGATAGTGTAAAAAAAGACAAGGGTTTGCGCATTACCCTTGTCTTTTCTTTTACTTATCAGAAATCATGTCAATTAGTTTTTCCAAGTTGTCCCAACCATCATCATCCAATCTGGCTAACGCAGACACGAGACGATGCCTAAAAGAATCTTCTCCAGATTTCATTACGTCTGCAAGCATGGCAGAAATTTGCTTGTCTTTAATCCCAGGTGTAAACATTTCGCCATTACCAGTACGAATCCATTCTTCGTTGACATCAAATTCCCTACATATAGATTTGATAACTGCATCAGTTGGAGTTCTAAGACCAGTTTCGTAATTAGTAACAGTGTTGCCTTTCACTCCAATTATTTCTCCAAATGCTGTTTGTGTAAGATTTTTTAATTTGCGCACTTGCTTAATCCTATCTTTCATTTTTTTCACCTCCTGATGATAATATATCACAAAAAACTCACAAAGTCAATATTTACTGTTGACATCTAACTCGCAACGTGATATTATAAACTCACGAAGTCAAGGAAGGGGGCGAGCCAAAGTGTTGAATAACTTAAAAAAAGCTCTTGATGATAAAGGAATTACAATCAGAGCGTTTGCAAAGGTTCTTGGTGTTGATGAAAGGACTATTCAGAACAAGATAAAGGGTAAAACACCTTTTACATATCCAGAAGCAGTTCTTTCTAAAAAAGAGCTTTTTCCAGAATATGATCTGGAATATCTGTTTAAAGAAGAATAGCAAAAAACTGACAGGAGTGCTGTCCTATCAGTTCTTGCCTAAATTTGTTTACCTTATGTGTTTTGCAGACTGAACGCACTTGTTCAGTCACATAAGCAGCACCAAATGTTTCTTGAAACACTTCGCCACTTACGCAGTTTTAGTTCTGCGATTGAGTAAAAAAAGATTAGCTGCCCATTAGTTGGCGAATGTAGGAATTTTGTTCAATACGGTGAACGAAATTGCTTAACGTACTTTGGTAACGCAGGTTACTCTGCTTGCGACCTACAATAAGGAACAGGGCAAATTCAAAAGTTGGGTCAAAACAAACAACTCCTTTCATTGCCCATTATTTGGGTATGAAAGAATTTTAACACATAGGAAAAATATTTTCAACACAAAACGGAATTGAAAATCAGATTAAGAAAGGAGTGATAAACACGAACCAGTTAGTGCATATTGGAAATTCAGATATCTCAATAAAAGAGTATAACGGTCAGCGAGTTGTTACATTGAAAGATATTGACATGGTACACGGCAGACCAGACGGAACGGCAAGGAAGAGATTCAACGACAATCGAAATCACTTTATTGAAGGAGAAGATTTCTTCGTTATAACTCAGCCGTCCGAAATTCGGACGCTTGGTTTGGAAAGACCACAAGGCGGCGTCCCAGAAAAAGTTGTCCTTGCCACAGAACAAGGATATCTAATGTTAGTAAAGTCTTTCACAGACGATTTAGCATGGGATGTTCAGAGACAGCTTGTAAATGGGTACTTTAAAACCAAAGAAACTGTAAAAAGGGCATTGTCACCAGAACTTCAAATGTTACAGGGGCTACTTTCACAAATGGTAGAGAAAGAACTTGCCGACAAAGAAAGAGACAGGCAGATTTTAATTGCCAAAGAAACCGCAGATAAAGCTGTTGCAACTACAGAGAACATCAAAGAAGCGGTTAAGCCTGTATTTGATAACTGGCGTTCAGAAATTAATTCTAAATTCAATCGCATACAAAAAGGTGCCGGAGCAGAGTTTAAAATGCTTAGAACAGAAATGTACACAGAATTGGAACGCCGGGCTGGATGTTATCTGAATACAAGATTAAGAAATAAGCGAAAACGCATGGCTGAAAATGGTTGCACCAAAACAGAAATTAATTCACTAAACAAAATGGACGTCATCGATGACGATAAAAAGCTGCGAGAGATTTTCTCCAAAATCGTAACTGAATACGAAATTAAATATTGTGCGTAGAAGAAAGGAAGTGAAATAGATAATGTCAGAAAAAGAAAAAAAAATCGTAGAAAAGCTGAAAGAAGCAATTCCTAAGATGTCGGAATTTGATAAAGGCTACATTCTTGGGAAAGTGGAAAGTTTTTCTGATAACAGCCTGGAACAAAAAACAGATAAAAAAGAAACTGTTGATTTAGATTAGAAGAGAGGTTGGAAGATGACAATTATCAAATTTAAAAATGGGGAAACAATCGAAATTCCGTGTGTATTTCAGAATGGAATTGTAAGCCCGGATATTAAGCCCAAACTGATTTGTTTAGAATGGGATGACAGTGGGAAGCAATACTGTTTGAAATTTAACCCAGTAGATGTGCTCTATGTAAAAGAGATTACATAAAGCACACCAGATAATTATTTAGCTGATGGGTATTCTGTTGCAGTTGCTTTTCCAACTTTGACAGGTTCTTTGCTTAACAAGGTAAGAAATTCATCGTTGTATGCGTGGTACAATTTAAGAATTTCTTTTGAACCAGAACCTTCCTTAACTGCTTTGACAACAGCTAAGTCGTGAGCAATTTGAAAGTTATCCATTGTTAACACCTCCTTCCTAAAGGAGATTATATCACAGAGGGTAGAAAAAATATATGTATGATACGTATAATGTTCTTTATTCTATTTTGAAAGAACTCCAAGCTATTCGCAATATCCTGGAGCAGCCACAAAAACGAGTTTCTAAAAAAGATAAGAAAAGCTTCGAAAAACGCATTATTGATAGGCCTCTTCTCGAACCTCAAAATTCTATGATGACAGAAAGAAAGGAGACTAATGAACGAATTACAGATTTTTAATTCGCCAGAGTTCGGAGATATTCGGATAGTAATGGTTGAAAGCGAACCAATGTTTTGTTTATCTGATGTATGCAGAGCGTTGGAGATAACAAATGTTGGAAATGTAAAACAACGGTTATCTGAAAAGGGTATCCGTACTATGGATACCCTTACAAAAGGTGGAAATCAGAAACTTCTGTACATCAATGAAGCTAATTTGTACAAAACAATATTCCAAAGTCGAAAAGAATCGGCACAACGTTTTACAGATTGGGTGACAGATGAAGTCCTCCCATCCATCCGCAAACACGGCGCATACATGACCGAACAGGTCATTGAAAAAGCGTTAACTTCACCGGACTTCTTAATTCGGCTTGCAACACAGTTAAAAGAGGAACAGGAGAAGCGAAAACTGGCAGAGTCCGAAGTAAAGATGAAAAATCAGATTATTAGCGAACTAAAGCCTAAAGCTGATTATTATGACGAGATTCTGAAAAACCCTGGCCTTGTCACAATCACACAGATTGCAAAAGATTACGGAATGTCTGGAAAGAAAATGAATGACATTTTACATAGCCTAGGTATTCAGTACAAGAAAAGTGGACAGTGGTTGTTATATGACAGATATTCCAAGAATGGTTACACACATTCGGAAACTGTTGATATTACCAGATCAGACGGAAGACCAGATGTGAAAATGAATACCAAGTGGACGCAAAAAGGAAGAATCTTCCTTTACAGCACATTGAAAGAAAAAGATATTCTTCCAGTTATTGAGATGTTAGATGAAACAGCATAAATGAAAACAGGGAGGTGAATACAGAATGATAGAAGATAGCTATATTTCTGAAAGACTATCCGATTATGATTCTAAAATATTTCTGCTATATCACCGAAGAAACGGACAGAAAGCAAGCAACCTTGTAGAAAAAGTGAAAAACGAAATTGCCGATTGCGGCCTGTCCGCTTCTGAAGCGAAAGGATTTTTAGAGTATATGAAGATTGTTATTGATGCCCAGTCACATCTTCCCATTCAGAAATAACGGAAGTTTTTATGGAATTTGCTCCAGGAACATTTCCACTATCAATTTCGCTTGCAATATGAAGCATTGAAATTATTTCTTTGGAATAGGGATGCTCTTTTCCACAATTCGGGCACACAACTTTGTCTGTACTTATTTTTTCATTTATAAAGTATTCACAATAACAAGTACAGGAAACTTTTAATTTGAGAAACATTTTAACACACCTCCTTTCTGAACACATTATAACATTCAGAGGGAGAGAATAAAAGAAAACAGGGAGGAAAAACAATGATTAAATTTGAAAACGGTTTAGTTAACATTTCTGGTAAAGGGATTGATATTCTTTCAGAGTATGCAGTTATCACCCACGAAATTAAAGAGATGTTCGTAAAAGATGGTGGAAAAGAGGAAGAAGTAAAAGAACAGCTCAGACATTCGTTCGAGCATGGACTTATGAACGAGGAAGAACTTGACAAAGAAATCAAGGAAAAGTTCAAACAGGCAGATGCAATTATTCCGATTGTGTCGCTTCTGGGAGAAATGCTTAAAACATTTGGAGCAAAAGATAAGGAGGACTAGGCATGGGAGAAACTAAGAGCACAGATTACATTCCAGAGAATGCCAATGAAGAATATGCACTTCTGGTTGGAAGATTAAAGGCATTTGAAGCTTGGGCGAATAGCGTGAAAGATTATGATTTCACAAAGGACATGGCATTCAGAATGCTTGGGCTTGGTTTAGAGGAATCAAAGGAGGAAAAGAAAGAATGAAATGCTTTAAAGGCTTTGACAAGGACTTAAAGTGTAGAGATTTCCAGTATGAAATTGGAAAAGAATACACAGAAGAAAAAGCAAACATTTGTAATTATGGATTCCATGCTTGTGAATTCCCGATGGACGTATTCGGTTATTATCCTCCTTCAGATTCCAGATATTGTGAAGTTGATCTTGAAGCGAATGATCAGAAATCACCTGATGATAGCAAGAGAGTTGGGAAGAAAATTTCCGTGAAAGCAGAAATTGGAATTGCTGGAATTATCAAAGCTGGCGTTGAATACATCAAAGAGCAAGTTAATTGGGAAGATGATAAGGCAACCAATACCGGAAATTATTCAGCGGCAACCAATACCGGAAATTATTCAGCGGCAACCAATACCGGA